TCTGGAACTGTAAGCACAAGTACTGCCTGTACTGTTTCAGGGCTAAAGATGACAAACTTTACCAGCACGGCTAATGGTGCAGGAAATGTATACCTACTTAACTGCGACGTTTCTGGCACTATTACCAAGAGTGGCACTGGTCTATACACCCTTATTCGTTTTACCGATTGCGGTGCTGCCAACATTACTGGAAGCGGACTAATTGATATTTATGGTGGTACTACAACTTTTGTAACAACTAACCACGCTAGTGCAACTGTTCTTATTAAGAACGGAACTACCGTTGCCCCAGTTTTAACTGCTGGAAGTTTAAGCCTAGTACAGACGGTAGTAGTTGCTGCGGTAACTAACGCTGTCACATCTGCTGCTGGAAGCGTTCTTACCATAGCAAACTCTCAGTTAGTACACACAGCGTCAAATAACGTTGCCCCAGTTGTATTGAATGGCTTTTACTCAATCATAAACTGCGTCTTTGATAAACCTGCTTCAACTTTGGTGGCACTCTCTGGAACTGGTGGCTCAACTGGCTCTATTGACTACTTCCAGTACGTCAACGCAGATAGACTTCTTATGCAAAATGGAACAGCCCCTGCTGCCAACTTAACAGGCGGAGGAATCATTTATGTTGAGGCTGGTGCTCTCAAGTACCGAGGCTCATCAGGAACGATTACTACTTTAGGTCCTGCTTAATGGCTGAGAAAAAGAAAGTCGTTAAGCCAGAGAAGCCAGTTAGTCTAGGTATCGGCGTTCCTGGAAAAAAGAAAAGCGTTACCCACAAGGTCACAAAAAATAAAAAGGGTGATGTTGTAGTTGAGCACACAAACACAAACCAAGGTAAATATGACAAAATTAACCTCACCAAAATGGGTGGCTCTAAGACAGTTCAGCAAGGCGTTAAGGCTGTGCAGAAATGGCATAAAGCAAACCCACATACAAGTAGGAGCAAATAATGGCTAAGAAGCCATACACATTAGATGAACTTGAATCAGGCCACGAAGGACCCTTTGTTCACAATAGCCATAGAGAAACTCGCGACAGCATTAAAAAAAGAGGTTTAGTACCTTCGCAACCAGTTGGTTGGGGAGACGAACACATGGGCGTATATGTGCAGGAGCACCCAGAATTATATGAACCCACTTTAAAAGGCGACCCTGGGCGTGATTGGGCAGAAAATGCAAAGCAATACGGTGGGGACATCTACCAAATTAACAAGCCTAAGAACACTAAAGTGTATTCAGACGTACAGGATGCTGCTGGCGGTTACTTCTTTCATAAAACAATTAAACACAGCGATTTTAAAAGAATAGGGCATATATTCCGAAACGATGACGGTCACTCACAGGTGCATTGGCATAAAGAAGAAGAGTGTCCAGAGGGTAAGATGGCGGACCCAATGAGCCACATTGGTGAACAACTTAGTAGACATTCGAAAGGACTATAATGGCTAAAGATACGGACCCATGTTGGGACGGTTATGTTCAGGTAGGATTCAAGAACAAGAACGGCAAAAAAGTGCCAAACTGTGTTCCTGAAGGTTCAGGTAAGAAAAAAATCGCTAAACCTAAGAAAGGTAAATAACTATGTGTGCAGCATGTGGATGTGGTAAGAAGAAGGGCGAGCCAGGATTTGGCAAAGGCCCAAAGTCTAAGTCAAAAAAGGCTTGTACTTGCGGTACCTGTAAGTCATGTAAGGGAAAAAAGTCACCTTTAAAAGGTAAACAAAGTAAACTTGATACAGACAAAGACGGCAAACTAGAAGGCTCTGACTTTGCTGCTCTAAGGAAGAAGAAGAAGTAATGTGTGCTACCTGTGGCTGTATGCAGCCTAAGAACAAGCACGGCATGAAAACCCTGGCTTCAGCAAACAAAAAATTCGATAAAAAGGACAGCAGTAAAAAAGACAAACCCAAGCCTAAAAAGAAGTAATGACTTAGCCCCCGCAAGGGGGCTTTTTCATTTATTATCGTTGTGTTAAGAGCCGTGCGGTTTTTAACGTTTTACCTGCTGATTACTTTGCTTCTCCTGTTAGGGGTTTTCTATGTCTACACCTTGGTGGCAACAGATTGCTGATATGCAATCTGCTCAAGAACGTGACGAATTTGTTAAGGGAATGTATGGGTTTAAGCCCCATAGTCAGCACAGTTTTTTAATCGGCCTTTTGGCAGGTTATGTAGGTACTGGCCTCCTTTTCAAATCTAAGAAGTCACGAAATGAAAAATAACTCTAACTACACAAAAGTACTCAGCCAAGCAGCAAAAGAGACCACTAAGGTCATGACTGCTCAATTACGTTCTGAAGCCATTGCTAGTGGATGGGATGAAGAAGTCGCTAACGCTTTGAGCGTTAAGTTTTCCAACAATCAATTTAAAGTTTCTATCCCCGCAAAATACGATAAGCAAGTTAAAGACTTAGAGTACGGAACATCTTCTAGTCAACCTGCCCGTGCTATTCATAGATACTCGAATAGAACTGGTGCTGCAGAAAATCATCTGTTAAAAGTAGCAGGTGCACTACTGAAAAGAGGTAAGTTCTAATGACTTTAGGACCTCTATTTTTAACAGAAGATAAAGCATTACGTGACCTTTTAAAAGGTATGACAGTTAACGACCAGCGAGGTGACCAAGAGGGTGTTGCTCGTCCTGTTGGTGTTTGGTTTGGTATGCCTGACCAAGAAATCAGAGACCAGTCTTACCCATACGTAACTATTGACATGATTGATATTTCAGAGGCTCGTGACCGTGCTATGCGTGGTTACATTGAGATTGATTATCTAAAGCCAACTCTAGGTGCTAACAGAGGCTACGAAATTGAAATGCCTATACCCATTAATATTGATTATCAAATTACAACCTACAGCCGTAACCCACGTCACGACCGTCAAATTTTAACTCAACTACTTTATACAAGACTACCTTTTCGGTTTGGAACAGTCATACCAGCAGACGACACAACGGTGCGTCGTCTAGATGTACTTGACGTTGCAAAACGAGATACGATTGAACAAGCAAAACGTTTGTTCATGAATGCAATAACTGTGCGTATTTCAAGTGAAATCGCACAAACACTATACAAAGAACTATATAAGGTGCAGTCAATTCATCTCTCAAGTCCTTCTTTGACCCCACTAAGGGGAACAAGATTTGTGGGACCTCCAGGGGAAATCATTACGGCATAACATGGCGCAACCCAACCCTACGATAGGAGAAAATAATGGCGACTTATAATCGTCCTGGCGTTTACATCAGTGAACGCGTACTTCCTGCTCCAGTTGCAGTAACGGCTTCGGCTAATGCAGCGGGTGCAGTCTCTGGCACATTTGCCAGCGGTCCAACCACAACAACCTTAGTAAGTTCTTGGTATGAATTTACAAAGAATTTTGGTGGCTATAACGCTCTTTACCCAGCAACATTTCAGGTAGGAGCCTTCTTTAAGAACGGTGGACGTGACCTCTACGTAAAGCGTGTTGTTGCAACAGATGCAACAGCAGCAGCAGCCATAGTTGGTCGTGCTTCTCTAGCAGCAGGAACCGTTGTAACCTTTACTGCAAAAGCAGTTGGAACTGACGGAAACAACCTACGAGTAAAACTTCAGGCAGGAACTTTAGGTACTGGTTACTATGACGTTCTTGTTTATAAAGAAGGAGTTGCAGGAACATCAAGCGATGTAACCAACGACGTACTTCTTGAGTCTTATGAGAACGTTGTACTAAACTCAACAACCTCTAGCGACTACATGACAACTGTTATTAACGCAGTGTCTACATACATCACAGTAACAGTTGCAGACAACGCTAATGCCCCTGCTCTTGCGGTTTATCCGTTAGCAACAGGAAGCAACGGAAGTGCTGTTGCTCTTACTGATTTCCAAAGTGCAACATCTGGAACAATTGCTGCTTTTGATAACATTGACCGACCATTGGTTGTGTTTTTGCCAGCACTTGCAGATGCTATTACTGCTACAAATGCTTCAACTCACACTATTGAGTTAATCAGTTGGGCAACAGGTAAGGGTATCCACTTCGTGGTTGCTGATACAGTCTCAGGTAGAACAGTTGCTCAAGCACTTACTGTTGCTACTACTTTGGCTGGCTCAAGTCATTCAGCAGTATATTATCCAAACTATTACATCACCGACCCAGTCGGACGTTCTGCAAGTTCAATTCGTTTAATTGGACCCGCAGGTGCTATGGCTGGTATCTACATGAATACTGATGCAACTTTTGGTCCATTCAAGGCTCCAGCAGGTATTGGAACAACTGTTCAAGGTGCTATTAGTCTAGAAAAAGCATTTACATCTGCAGAACTAGATAGCCTTAATGGTGCCTCTGCTCCAGTAAATGCTATTCGTCAACTTCCAGGTGCAGGTATCTCAGTAATGGGTGCTCGTACATTGAAGAATGACGGTACAGCAAATAGGTATGTAAATATGCGTCGTTCATTAATCTACATTCGTAAACAACTTAATGACTTAACACAGTTTGCATTGTTTGAGAATAACGATGAAAAGTTGTGGCAACGTATTAATGCTGGATTAGGTACCTTCTTAAACGAGTACTACAACCAAGGTGGTCTACGCGGTAATAGCCCAGACCAAGCCTTCTTCATCAAATGTGATGCAGAAAACAACCCAGACAATCTGATTGCTCAAGGTCAAGTCAATATTGAAGTTGGTGTTGCTCTGCAATACCCAGCCGAATTTATTGTCATTGCTTTGTCTCAGAAGACCGTTAACTCCTAAGAAAGAAGGAAGCACATAAATGGCAATCATTAATAATCGTTCGTCACTAGCGACCGACCCAGTTAGAAACTTTAGGTTTCTAGTTTCATTTCTACCTCTATCAACAGGTGATAGTAACCTCAAAGCCCTAGAAACCACAATCGGGTTTACATCAGTATCTGGACTAGCGGTTACAACAGACTCAATTCCTTACCGTGAAGGTGGATACAACACCACTGTTCACCAGATTCCAGGACAGACATCCTTCCAACCAATCACACTACAACGTGGTGTGGTTCTTGGAAAACGTGCTCAATGGGATTGGATGCGTAACATGTTCGCAACTGTCCAAGGCGGTGCTGGTCGTACTATTAATCAGAACTTCCGCTGTGACCTTGAAATCCAAGTTCTACCTCACCCAATTGCATCGGTTCCAACAACCCAAGTTATTGAAGATGTGGCGATGCGTTTCCATGTTTACAACGCTTGGCCTACAGCAATTGCATACTCAGACCTAAATGCAGGAGACAACTCACTATTTGTTGAGCAAATGACTCTTGTACACGAAGGCTTTGATGCTGAATGGTCTAGTATTAGTTCTACTGGAGTATTCGAGTCAGCAAAAGCAATTGAGTACAAAGCAGCAGCAGCAGTAAGCAAAACAGCAGGTTCAAACTAATCTAAAGAATAGGCATACAAAATGACAACAGCAGTTAACGCAGCACAAAACCCAGACCTTGTTAATTCAATGGTTTCTGAGGTCCTTGCTTCTACAGAACAGAAGCAAGGCCCAGTAACCATTGTGCCTCCTTCTGAAACCGTAGTGACACTCCCTGGCGGATATGTAAATTCCGCTGGGGATGTCATCACGGAGGCAGAGGTTCGTGAATTAAACGGTAAAGATGAAGAAGCAATTTCCCGTTCGACAAGCATGGGTAAGGCTCTTCTTGCAATTCTTTCTCGTGGCACAGTAAAAATTGGTGATGTAAAAGCAACAGAAGATATGTTAAACAGCCTTCTTTCAGGAGACCGTGACGCACTTATGTTGGGTATTTACAGAGCCACATTTGGACCAACAACAACTATTAATGGCGTATGCCCAGGGTGCAATACCTTTAAAGAGGTAGACGTTAATATCGACGAAGATATTAAGGTGCGACCATTAGTTGATGAATCTCTTCGTAGATTTACTGTTGATTGTAAAGTTGGAGAAGTTGTAGTAACTCTTCCAACAGGACACGTTCAAAAGGACCTTATTAATAACTCAGATAAATCAGTATCAGAGTTAACGACAATTCTCCTTGAAAACTGTGTCCTAAGCATTAATGGTTCCCCAGTTATTAGCAAAGTCCAAGTACAAAACTTGGGAATTAATGACCGCAAAATGATTGCAGAAGCCATCACCGAAAACAATATTGGACCTCTATTTGATGACATCAAAGTGCAGTGTCCAGATTGTGAAAGTGAGGTAACGGTTCCTATTAATTTAGGTAACTTGTTTCGCTTCTAGCACTACGCACTATTCTAATTTGGTTGCCGAATGGTTAGCCATCTCAGATAGACATACAGGTTGGACCTTAAGTGAGGTTCAGGAACTTTCAGTTAGAGAACGCAAAAACTGGATAAATTTATCTAGTCAAGGATATTAAGGAGTTGCCATGGCAGAAGACGTTACTAGTGGGTTAAAGTCCACTAACGACCTTCTAAAAGAAGTCCTTAAAAACCTTGGTGCTATAAATAAAGAAACTGATAAAACTCCAGGCAAAGTTGGAAAAGCCTTTGGCACTCTTAAAGCCCTCATGGCTGGTGGGTCACGTGGTAATGGCACAGGTGCTTCCAGCCAGATGTCTCACATGGAAGGCAAGTTCAGTGGGCGTGGAGATAGTAGTTATCGCGCTTATCATGAAGAAGCCAACTCAGTAATTGGTCGGTTCTCTAACAATCAAGACAGCAAAGCACTTGGTGTTGGGCGAGGTGTAGCACAAGCCACCTTTGGAATTATTGCAGGTATTGCTGCATCTGTGCCTGGTGCAGCAGAAGTTATGGGAAGTGCTGGTAACTACTACGGTGCTTCTTTACGTTCTGGCGGAATGTCACGTCAAGCAGTTCGAGAGGCAACTTTTGGCGGTCTTGCTGGTGGTGTAACTAGTACCTTGTCTCCTTCAACTACATCAGCAATTTTGGCTGCTCGTGGAATCATGCCTGGAAGTGCACAGTACAACGCTACTGTTGCACAAATCGGTGGTGCTGCTCGTTATATGAATATGGCTAACGAGAATGCTGCCGTTGCTATGTCAGGTCTTACACAAGGCGGATTTAGTGCTCAGTTATACGGTATGGGTATTAGTACCTATGATGCAAAGACTGGTCAGATGCGTGACCAAAACCAAGTCTTTGAACAACTACATAGCCGTTTAACTTTTGGTCGTCCTGAGATGAACGCCCAAGACACCATGACTAGTATTCAAGCAGGTCAATTAGGTTTTATGATGAATAGCCTTAATATGAGCGAAGACCAAAAAGGTATGTTCTCTCAATTTATGTTAGATAAAGCAGGTGGAAAAGAGACCGATTTATCAAAACTTGGTTATGGAGATAACCCTCTTAAAGACAAGATGCGTATTACAACCTCTGATACCTCTGTCTTAAATAAATATGAAGAGCCTTTCTTAAAGGGCTTTGAAAAAGCAGCAGATTTAATTGTTAATACTGTAAACCCAGCATTAGAAAAAATGGCAGATTCTGCGGGAAGAGCAGCAGGTTTCTTAGGAGGACTTGGCGAATCTCGTGCAGGAACTGGTATGGGTATTGCTACTGGTGGTCTTCTTCAAGGATTGATGACTGCTGGTGGTGCGTTCTTAGGTGCTCGTGGTTTAAAGGGTCTTATGGGCGGTAAAGGCGGAGGAATATTTGCTGGTGCTAAGGGTCTTTTTTCAAAACTTGGCGGAGTAAAAGGTCTTTTTGGAAAAGCAGGTCTTGCTGGAATGACCTATATGGGGTTAGAGCAAGGGCAAAAGTTTTTAAACAAAGCAAATGTTCCAGATGAAGTTCGTTATATTGCAAACCTTCTTTATGATGCAGGACAAGGTGGTCTTTCTGGATTAGCAACTGGAAACCCGTATGTAGGTCTTGCGGGTGTAGCAGCAGGTACTGCAGGTGCAGTTGCAAATCCTTACGGTGGTTCAGGTGGTGGTTCTCCAGGATTCGGTGCTTCATTTGGTGGAAGCAGTGGAAGTACAAATGCAGTAGCCCCTATTACTGGTGGCTCTGTTGGTACTCCCTACGGTGCAAAAGGAAAAATGTGGCAAAGCGGAAGTCACACAGGTGATGACTACCCATGTCCAATTGGAACACCAGTTGTTGCTGCTATGGATGGAACTGTCTTTAATGATAACCCTGGCGACCAATACGGTAAGACTGTACAAATTGACCACGGCAATGGTTTACAAACTCTTTATGGTCACCTTTCAGAAGTTTCTGTGGCGGTGGGTGCAAATGTAAAGCGTGGACAAGTCATTGGTCGTTCTGGTGATACAGGTAATGTTACTGGTCCCCACCTTCACTTTGAAGTTCGCAAAGGTAAGAACAACCCAGTTAACCCTTCAGAGTTAACTAAAGATGGCGGAACATTAGCAGAAAGCCTTTCAACCATAATCCAAAATGGTGGATTAGGTTCTAGCCCACTTACATCTGACATCTCTGGAGTAAAAGCAAACGAAGTAAAACTTTCAAATTTATTAGGTTCTTCAAGCACTACTGCAATTTTGCAAGCATCTGTTGGACAAATAGGTGGTGGAGATAACGGTACTGGTACTGGTAGTTCTAGTGGCACTGCAAAAGTTGTAAAAGGAACTGGTGACAAGAAAAGTTGGGCTACACAACTACTTACTGCTATGGGTGCTCCTGTAACTGATACAAATATCAATGCTCTTACTACTTGGCAAAGTAGAGAAGGGGGTCACTGGGAAAACAGTGCAAGTTACAACCCACTTAATACAACTTATGACCCAGACAAAAAGTACGAGTCAATGAATAGCGTTGGAGTAAGACGTTATCCCTCTTGGGATGAAGGAATTGCAGCAACAGTAAATACTTTAACAGGAAACAATGCTGAGGCTCGTGGGTATAGTGCAATTGTTAACGCTCTAAAAGGAGGTGCAAATACCTCTACTATTCTTAGTGCTATTAGCAACTCTGCATGGGTGAGTGGAAAAACTGGACAAAACTCTTATAAAGGATTTAGTGGAGGCGGTTCTCCATCATCTACTGGAGCAACTATGTCTGGTAGCGGAGTACAAATCTCAGCCCCACAAATCACAATCAATGCTTCTTTTAGCGGAACAAGCGAAGCAGAAGCCATGAAATTAGTATCTGTTGTAAAACGAGAACTAGAAAAAACCATGACACTACACACGATTGGTAGAGGATAATGGCAGCACCACTTCAAGCCAGGTATGGTTACAGAATTAAAATATCTGATAAACAACTTAAAGACCCAATTTCAGTTCTTAAAGAAATTACTGCTCTACAAACCGCTATTAAATCGGAAAAAACTAGCCTTGAAACATTGAAAAAAAACTACGCAATTGAACAAAAAGCATATATTGCTGCCCAAAATGATGTTACTAAACTGTATGAATACACAGTAAAAAACCCAAGTGCAGGGGACATTGTTGCTAAAAAAGCAGCGTTAGCCGTTGCAAATAGCAAAGCAATTGCTGCAAAAAATCGTATGAATTTACTTAGTGGAAACATTAGTAATTTTAACACTGCTCTACAGGGAAATCAAAATAACTTAAAAGACCTTACAGATTACAAATCTTTAAGTACTGCAGCGGTTGCAGCAAACGGGACTCCTCCTGGAGACGGACCAAAAACAGGTCCTGCAACTCCAAGAACAACTTGGCTATACAACGCCCCTATGATTCAACACGCTTACTTTAATGCTCGCTCAGTTGCTCCTTCATTACAGACTTCTTTAACTGATTTAAAAGGAACAACTCCCGAAAAGTTTCAAGATGCTTTAACTAGTGCTTTTAAATTAAAAGGAACTCGTGGAGTAATCCAAATGAGTTCCGACACAGCAGCCTATTATAAAAAACAATCTAAAGATAAAAAAACATCATTGAAAGCGTATGGATTTAGGTTTCATTACAACCCAACCTCTATTTCTATGAACTACGGTCAAATGGGTGGTCAATCTCCAGAACTACTTATGAGTGGAAGAGACCAGTACAACCCATTGCTTCCTTTAGAGGGTGGAAGTGGACTACAGTTTGATTTGTATTTAAACCGTATAGAAGACATGAACTACGTTCAAAAAGACGGAACGTTAAAAAGTGCAAACGGAAAAACCTTTTCTTCTACAGACCTTTACTCAGAAACCGTATTAACTGACGATATAAAAGAAATTTATAACAAAGGAACTATGTACGACTTAGAGTATTTATTTAAAGCGGTTCATGGTAATTGGGGTAGTTACCAAAGTGCTTTGCGTGGTTGGACTTCTGATATTGGTTGGTTAAATGGCGTTGCAGTTGAATTTCATTTAGGTAACAATATGCGGTATTTATGTAGAATTAACTCAGTTGCTGTTAACCACGCAATTTTTAATGAACGAATGGTTCCAACTTTAAGTACTCTTCATATTACTGCTTCTAGGTTCTACGATATAAAGGTGAGTAAACCATGATTTATTTAGATAGCAGATATGCGGATGGAAACATATTTAAAGCCTATAACCCTACTAAAGACAGTTTTGAACAAACAGTGTTTAGAGTGTTCCCTGAAAAAGCCTCTGAAATTTTTTATTACCAGTGGAAAGAAGGAGACCGCATAGATTTAGTTGCAACTAAACTATTGGGGTTACCCGAATACTGGTGGCAAATTATGGACTTTAACCCAGAGATTATTAATCCATTTACCATCACTAGTGGTACGTATATAAGGATTCCTAATGGCGATTAGCAGTATCCCAGCAGGGTATCAAGCAAGGTATGGGACTAGTTATACTGTAACTTTTCCTGACTTTCCAACTTTTAAAACTAAACCCTACGAGATTGAGTTGCATCAAGCAATTAGAACTCACGATATTTTAATTTTAAAGTTTCAAGTTTCAACGCCTTTATTCTTTAAGGGGTTTAAAACTGGAACAACAGTGCAGGTAAATTGGACGAACTCTGCTCCCGCAAAAGGAGTATTTACTGGATACGTCTCAACAGTTAGAAAATCTAAAAAATCTCCAGTAAATAGTGATGTTGAAATCACGTGTATTGGTGGGTCTTTCCCTTTAAAAAACCAAGCCTCAAATATATGGAAGAAAAAAAGTATTCCTGAAGTTGTTCAAGAAATTGCAAAAAAGAGTAACATGAAAGCCATTGTTACTAGTCACCCAACTAAATGGAGTCAGTTAAACCAACAAGGGTTATCGTATTGGGAGTACCTAGTTACGTTAGCAACCTCCTTGGGTTATGCCTTATGGGTAAAGGGAACAACTATTTATTTTAAAAGTATTGACGATGTGTTAACAAAATCTATTGGAACAACCCCAGTTCTTTACTTTGAAAATCAATTTGCTCCTCCATTTCACGCACCTATTGAAAGAACTTTAGATTATTTTGAGCCAACTTCTGGAGACTTTATTGAAGGAGAAGGCGTTGTTCAAAGACGAACACAACAAGTAACTGGAGTTGACCCAGTTACTGGAAAAACTTACGGCTCTGTCCAAACCCCTCAAACTAAAAAAACTATGAGAACTAAATTTAATCAGGTGTTGTTTGAACATCAGGGCACTATGAAAGTTGTTAACTCTGCAAGTGACGCTAAAATAATAGCAAAAGGTGCTACCGAAAATGCACGATTAACAAATACAGCGTGGTGGTCAGGTCAAGGAGACCCTCGTATAACTCCTTATGGAGCGGTAGATGTACAGGGTATTGACGACATCAATGACGGTATTTGGTTGGTCAGGTCTGCTACTCATGTGATGAGTAAAGTGGGTACATACATCTGTAGTGGTTATTTAATGTGCGAAGGAAGTGGACCCGCTGAGTCTACAAATCAACGAGTTTCTGGTCTTGGCCTTATCCCAGCATTAAATTTAATTGACCTTGAAGATGGCGATTCACTAGGAGTATCGGCTACTCCAACATTATCGTCACCAACTTCTATGTTTAATGAAACCCAAAGCGGATATACTTTGAACTCTAGAAGATGGGTAGGATAACTATGGCTGAAAAAGCAATTTCGTTGCCGTTTAAGTTAGACTCTTACGGAAGAATAAGTACTTCTGCTACCTATTCTGAAATTTGGTCTGACCGAGTTCTGTCTGTTATGGGTACTCTAAAGGGAGAAAGAGTTATGGAGCCAGATTTTGGCACCTATCTTGCAACCTTTGTTTATGGAAATGCAAGCAATTTAACGACTTCTATAGAAACAGAAGTTGAACAAGGGTTTATAAAGTTCTTGCCTTTGTTAAACTTGGTGTCTACAGAAGTTGTAGCAGACGAATTTACGGGTTCTTTAGACATAGTTATAACGTATGAACTACCTACTGAAGAAGAGCAAACAACCGTGGTAGCCCTTGCTGCTATCTCTAGAAAACAACCTATTTATCAGGAGAACCTATAATGGCTATAAATGAAACCCCACCATCGGTCGATTATACAAGTCGCGACTACTATGCGTTAAAACAAGAGTTGATTGCTCGTGTTAAAAGAGTTGTTCCTGAGTGGAATGGTGCAGACAGTTCAGATTTTGGTCTTGCATTAGTTGAAGCATTTGCTTATATGGGAGATATGGCAAGTTACTACATTGACAGAATTGCTAACGAAGGATTTTTAGCGACAGCAACTCAAAGAAGTTCTATCCTGGCTTTGGCAGAAATCTATGGCTATACACCAACAGGATATTCAAATGCTAATGTAACTTTGACTTTTACTAACACATCGACTTCTGCTGTTGAACTACCTGCTGGTGTAAGAGTCACTGCAGATGTCACAGATGGGACTTCCGTAAAAAACGTAACCTTCACAACATACGTAGCAGTCAGCGTACCCGCATTTGCAAGTGGTGTTGCTGGACAAGCAACCGTTGCTGCTTATGAAGGTGCTGTTAATACAGTGGAGTCTTCCTCAGTTTATGGTGCCATTATCGGCACTTCTGACGGTTCTTCGGAACAACGCTTTACTATTTTTGACGACCCAATTGTTTCAGACAGCGTAGAAGTTTTTGTACAAAGCGGTAGTGATTATAAAAAGTGGACGCAAGTAAAACATCTATTAGATTTTGGTCCCGCTGATTCTGTATATTCTGTAGTTCTTGATAAAGACAATGTTGTTTCTATCGTTTTTGGCGATGGAATATCTGGTGCTATCCCAACTCTACAAGCAATTGTCCGTGCAAAGTACACAGTTGGTGGCGGAACTATCGGTAACATATCAATCGCACTTATAGATTCAATATCTTATGTTCCAGGACTTACTTCTAATCAAACTGCTGCTTTAAGTGGAAACCTTTCCGTAACTAACGCCGTAACAGGCGTTGGTGGTCAAGACCCAGAGAGCAGTTCTTCAATTCGTGCAAATGCTCCTTTGTTCTTACGAGCACAAAACAGAGCAGTAACTTTGGAAGACTTTGAAAACTTGGCTTTATCTGTGGACAACTGCGGAAAAGCAAAAGCGGTATCAACGGGGTATACCTCCGTTACTGTTTATCTTGCTCCAAGACGAGACAGCGGAGATGCAGATGCAACTCCTGGTCTTGAGACAGACTCTCCTTATGGTGCAACAATTGAATGGACTGCTTTAAGAGACTCAGTTAAAGCGTATTTAGCAGATAAATTATTAGCGGGAACAACTGTAACTTATACAATTCCAACGTATGTTGCAGTAACCTTAAACGTTCAATACAAATTAGACCCTTCATATACAACCGCAGAGGCCGAGTCTAATGTTAAGACCTACATCATTAATAACTTCTCGTATTTTTATCAAGATTTTGGGTCAGTAATTACTGCACAAGACCTTGAATATGTATTGCAAACAGTTCCTGGAATTACAAAAGGTAAAGTACAGTTTTTATATAAAACTGGAGGAAGCCCAAGCCTTACAGAAATATCTGCGCTTTCTAATGAAATCCTCTCCTTTGCTGAAGGCTCACTTATCCTAGAGGCATTATGAGTCAAGATTTATATTACGGAGTTTACAGAGGCTTGGTTGTTGATAATAACGACCCACAAGGTCATCGTCGAGTAACCCTTAAGGTTCCTCAATTAACTGGCGACTTTGTTTCTGATTGGGCTTGGCCTCAAGAAAACGGCTTTGCTAAAGTACAAGTGCCTGACATTGGTGAAGGTGTTTGGGTTATGTTTGAGGGTGGGGACTCTTCATACCCAATTTGGACTGGAACTTTTGGCAAGCCTAAACAAGACAAAAGAGTAAACATTAAAGTTTTGAAAGATACAACGTCTTTATCGGGAATAGAAAATACTCACATCATTACCGAACGTACAAAAAACGGCACAACAGAGGTAGACCTTGTAGCAACCCTCTTAGTTATGGCAGCCAAAATTAAAAGTTTAGAGACAAGAGTGACTACTTTAGAGGGACAAATGGCAACAAAAGCAAGTACCAGCCATAGTCACGCATAGTTAAGACAGTTTTTAACCCCATTTAACGACAAAATAGACCGAGACATTTAGGAGACAACATGCCAGCCGTATATCCCAGTAGCGTAAAGCCCTTTGACCCAAAGGTTGACTTTACTCAGGTAGTAGTTGCAGAACACATTAACAGTCTGCAAGACGAAGTTCAAGCAGTTGAAACTTATGTTGGAGTGTCGCCTCACGTTTCCGCTGGATACGGCTCAGGTGTAGGTACTTTTATAACAGGAACTACCACTTGGTCTACTTTGGCAGCCCGTGTTCAAAATCTTGAATACGGTATTAACGCTGATGTACACACCCAATATTTAAAGTTCACTGGTGGAGAAACAATCCAGTCTTCCAACTCAACTGTTATTGCTCTAAACCTTCAAGGATTTTCAGGTCAAACTGCGGACCTTCTTCGGTTTAAAAATTCCTCTGGAACTGTTCTTACTAAAGTAGATTCTGCTGGAAAGTTATTTGTAAATAGCCAAGAAATTAAACCTATCTTGATGCAATCAACTCAACCTGATGCTGCTGCTTTAGGACTTCCAACAGGAACAATTTGGGTTGACTCAGATTCAGCACCTGCTGTTCTTACTGCTGACACGACACTACAAATTACTGGCGGAACTCTTACAGGAGACCAAGCACTTACCTCACGACTTCGTAATATCACGGTCTCTACTGCTGACCCAACTGGTGGTAATAACGGAGACATCTGGATTAAGTACACGGCTTAGGACGACCTTTAATGGCTATCGGTTCTAAGGTATCTGGCAACTTTAAGTCTGCTTCTGGGCTATTTGCAAAAGTAAATGGCGGTTGGAAGAAGGCTAAATTTGGCTACATAAAAGTTAACGGTCAGTGGCAACAATTTTGGGCAGATAAGTTAGAAGATACATTTAACAGAACAGACACAACTAACACTCTTGGAGTTGCCGAGTCTGGTCAAGCGTGGACTATCCTAAGAAGTCAATGGCGTATTAACTCTAACAACGCTAATACAACGGGAGCAAAAACAGATTATCCATTAGCCTCTATTGATGCTGGTTTTTTAGACTTTGACCTTCAAGCCAACGAGTTAACTCCAGGAACAGGTGTTGCTATCCGTGTAACGGATGCAAATAACTGGTGGGGTGTTGTTCCTTACTATAATCAAACGGCTCAAACTTATTCTTACTGCGTAGCCTCTCATCAAGAAAGTTATTGTATTGCTGCTTGTACTGAACCTGCTGGATACAACCTAGTCTGTAATCCCCCAAATGTTTCCATTTTTGAAGATATTTACGACTGGACATGTCCTGGTGGATATGAACTTGTGTATTACGATGAATGGGTTTTAATTTCTGAAGGTGCGTGTACAACAGTAGTCGTTCCAGGTGAGTGCTACAACGAATACCGCCAAAACTGTTCTTACCAATGGACAACCTCTGGAATAAGACAAGTTTGTAATCCAGGTATGACACGAATCTGTGACCCAGCCACATCTGAAACGGTCTGTGACGACGATGTGTATGAATTACAAGAAACTTACTACGAAGACTGTCCTGGTGGAGAAGTTTATGCAAAAATAGGCTATTCGCACGAGTGTTCTCCAGACGGGTTCGATAATGTTCCGTATTATGATTGTTGCCAAGCAGGTTCTGAAACTATATGTGACCAAACAGCCACAGGCACGACATATACCAACTACTACTATCTACAGGTTGTAAAGATGGTAAATGGAGTGTTTTCTGTTGTAGCAGATGTTTCTGTTCCAGAAAGATGGTCTGCGGTAAAGGTTTCTGCAAGCAGCAACTCTTTAACTGTTAGGGCCTTTACTGATAGCATTTACACCAATCAAATTGGGACCTATTCAACCACCTCCTTCTTTGAAACTGGAACTGGTTACGGAGTTGTAGCCCGTCCAAGTAACTTTGAAGATGGACGTACAATAGGCTCACTATTTGTTAAACCGTTAGGACAATAATATGGAAAAAAGACCTTGGGATATTTGGAAAGAAAAACAAGCAGGAGATTCAGTTCGTCCTTGGGATTTACTCAACCCTAAAATAGGAAGAGTAGACGAAGAAACCTTTGAATATCGGTATACTAATCACTGTCTTAACTGCCCATTTTTAATTCAAGCCACAAAAACTTGTAAGAAATGTGGTTGCTTTATGACTAAAAAGGCTGAATTGCCTCACGCTTCATGCCCCATAGGTAAGTGGGGACCTGTTACAGTATCTACCGAAGGAGAATCAAATGAGTGAACCAGAAGTAACTAAAAAAGTTTTACGTGAACAACCCTCTAATATGACAAAACACTTAGCGTTTATACTAGACGGAGAAGTTGTTGTTATTATGGGGACAGACGACCGACACGCTGCCGTATTTACCAGTAACCCAACCGTTGTTGAGTTTACCCGTGGTGCTGAAAACAACCCACAACTTGGTTGGAAATGGGACGGCACAAATCTCACACCCCCAGTTAGCGAGTAACCATGCCTAATTACAGAGAAGTCCGAGTATGGAGCGGTACGGAATGGGAAGCCCTTGCTATTGCCTTTCCTGATTTAACCAACTATGCACGTCTCAATGCTGCAAACACATTTACTAGTGGGGCAACCTTTAATGGTCAGATAATTAGACCTGCACAGGTCCCTTACGCTATTGAAGTTGGCACAGTAAATTTAGCCACAACTACTGGTGGAGACTCATTAATAATTGGAACAAAAACTTTTGACGGGGGTCGTTTTAATCAAATCCCTACTGTCTTTGTTTCAGTTACCTACCCAACAACTGTTAAAAACGGGTTTGGAACAGTAAAGACAATTTCAACTTCTGCGTTTACATACGAAGTTGAAATGGATACACCAATTACAGATGGACAAGTAGGAAACAACTACCCTCTAAAGTTAAACTACATCGCCGTTCAAATGACTGCGTAGGTACTTTTAAGTGGCAAAGTACACAGGTGCTATTTACCGTGGAGCGTATTACGGTCAAACTCCACGGTTGGTTCTCTCAGCAGAACCTATGTCTGCCGTTGCGTTGGACTATGGTCAGGTATCCGTTCAATGGACTCCTCCACAAGGAACCTTTTATAAATTTAGGTTAGTTAGAAACAACGATAATTTTCCTGAGTCCGAACAAGATGGAGTAGTTCTTTATGAACAGGCTTCAACTACAAACTTGTCTGGAAGTGTTAGTCGAAACACTTTTACAGACGGTGTGGATAACTTTCTTGACAGTAGTACTGAAAACAATGTTCCTATTGCTGCTGGGCAGTTTATTTATTATGCCATTTGGTTGTTTACTTCTGCAAATATTTGGGTTCTTTCAGGACGTTCTTATTGCTTAATGCCTAAAAACAAGGGAACTCAAAAGACCTTGTTTGACCTACTGCCAAAAGTTTATACAAGTTCAGAACAAAGTCCCACAGGTATTTCAGACCCTTATAGTGATTTGTACAACTTTCTTCAACCGTTCTCTTTTACTTATGACCAACTATTGACCTATTCTGAGTTGTTAGCACCATCGTATGGAAAGAAAACAACTCCTCCACAGTTAATAAATTTATTCGCAAATCAATTAGGTATGGAACCAGAAAACGGACTACCTTTTAAAAACAGAAAAAAGTTAATAAGAGAAGCATCCTACCTTTATAAAGGTAAGGGAACTGAGTTAGGTATTAAGGGATACGCCGAGTCTTTAACAACTTGGTCACCAACTTTAACTATCTCTCCCAATTTAATGCTAGATGTGCAAGACTCTTCTTTCTATAAATCTATTGGGCGTTGGACAAAGACACATGGAACATTAACCTCAGTAAGTAACAAGGTAGGACCTACTGGAACTAACGCTGTAGACAGGAATTACTCTGGTCGTTTTGTAACTTCAACCTCAACAGTTACGTTTAAAACAAGAACAAACAACGTAGCAACACTGACACTCAACACTGCTCATGGATTAGATATTGGTGACGCTATTGCTATTACAGGAGTTGATTCTACATATAACGGCAATTTTACTGTCGCATCTGTCCCTTCAACCACTACATTTACTTACGCTAACACAGACGTAAATCAAGCATCAACAGCAGCCACTGGCTCTGTTTCTAAAACCTCTACTATGAGTTTAGGAAGAAATAACCCTGTTATAAATGGAATACCAGTACAACCAAGCACGTCTTATCAATTTGCTTATCATGCTGCTTCAGATTCTAACGGAAATTTAATAGCCTATGTTTATTGGTACGACTACCTTGGAGTGCAAATTAGCACCTCAGTTGAAGGAACAAGCCTTGGAACTACAGGTGTTTATCAAAGACAATCTCAAACAGTTACTTCACCCGCTACTGCGGTGTACGCAGGTATTCGGGTTGTATTTACAACACAAAACTCTTATAACCTAGACATGATTCAATTTTCACCAACTGCTACGGCAACAACGTTTGATGAAGCAAGAGCGGTAGATTTGTTTGTAACCCCACGATTCGTTAATATTTTAAGAAACCCTTCGTTTGAAACAAACGCTACGGGTTGGACAACAAACTCTTCAACTACGAGAGACAATTCCACCGTTCCTGAAGGTTTGCCTGGTTCATATTCTTTAAGGCTATCTGGACAAACAAGCCTAAGTCTTTCAACTATATGCAATACATTGCCAACTGTTTTTAAATTAACTCAAGGCAATTGGTATGTTTTTTCTCTATATATGAAAGCATCCACCGCCTCTACTTTAACCATGACTATTGTGGCAGATGATGACGACTCCACTTCTTTAGAAAGTGGAACTAAAACTGTTTCAGTAACTACTTCTTGGGCAAGACAATTTGTTCAAGTGTATGTTCCTGAAGGGTTATCAGTCGCCAACAACATAACAGTTACTTTTACTTTATCTGGAACTGTAGGTTCTGGGGTTAACGTTTATGTTGATAATGCTCAGTTCGAACAGGCTTTTAAACCTACCGATTATTTTGACGGCTCATTGCCACAGGCTTCTGGCGTTTTCTGGTCTGGAACAGCCCATGCTTCATACTCATATCGCTATGACAACTGGACTATTAAAATGGCAAGACTTCTAAACACCCTAAAATACTGGGTTCCTATGAATTCTCCATGGCGTGTTAGGTCTTATAAAGGCTTAGAAGGAACCTCCGCTACCTTTAGTTGATTTACTTTAAGGTCGTAGTAGACTCCCGCTATGACCACATTAATTGACTTATTTATAGCAACACTTTCCACCTCATACTTCATAGGGGCGATTGATGCTTTCTATGACTTAAAGAAACTAAAAGGGTTTGTAGCATTGGTTTTCTCAGTGCTGGCTCTTTACTTTATAGGTTACTCAGAGTATGACCTAGCCCTTATGGCAACAGCAGCAGCCTTTGCATCTTTGGCTATTATGGCAATGCTTGACCGTCCTGTAACAATTCAACCACCTCGTCGCTACTAGGAGAAAAAATGTCCCGTCTAATTGTTGTTGGAACATCAGATGATGTAGATGTAACCCACGGGTTCCGTTTACTTTTGACGCAAAAAAAGTTTACTGAAGTGCACCTTCCTTTAGCACTAGAGAACGAAACCCACGACCAAGTAATTATGGCTGCTTCAGAGTTAAACATACCTGTCTCTACTGGTTCTTCTTTAGAAGAGTTACTACAGTCGGCTGCTCCAGATGACATAGTTGCTCTTGCTTGGGATGACTCTGACGACTGTTTTGAGACAGTTGCTTGGGCACATGAAAATCGTAGAGAAATCTGGGACATATCAGATGGGTTAAACCTTGTTGATATGGAGACAGACATCCTAGAAGAACGTCTTGAAGAGGTACTGCAGGACTTTACAGAGACACTCACTGCTGTGGTCTACAAAATGGTTATGGACCAGATTGACGAACAAGGTAAGCGCAAGTACCGTCGCTCTCAATGAACATCCCACACGACCTCCTAGAGGCGGAACTGACCCATCATCAGTTCCGTCTCTTAGTCGTGCTGTACTCATTAGCAGACCCTGATGGGGTCGTAGAGGCTTCCGTGGCTAATCTCGGTCGCCTGACCCAGACCAAAGCAGACTCCCATGTAAGAGCCTCTCTAAAGGTTTTAGAAACGGGGGGTTATCTCGTCGCCACGGCCCAAAAGCGTAATCGCGGTTTCTACACAACAAAGAAGTACACGCTGCCGTCGCCTCCACAGAGTCAAGCACCGTCGCCTGTACAGAGGCGGACAACACATGGTCAAGTGCTTAAGTCATATAGTCAACAGCCATTAGTACCTAATACCAGTAAGTCAGTAAGTTATGAAAATATAAAAATACTCAAAGTAGGTGAGGAAACCATGAATAAAAGTTGGCGAGAAGAACAAGCCAAGGATGATTCAATCGGAGGCATCGGCAAGTTGGCCTCAGAGCAACCGAGGTCCACGCCCAGCAAACGGGACACAAATACCCGTGGCAAGCGACCACAGGCAGAGTGGACAGTCCGCGATGTTGCAGCAGAGTTCTCATTCCTAGTCGGTCGTAAGTTCCCGTGGCTACCAGGCACCGTGAGCGTCAACAACCTGTCAGGCGGGCTGCAGCAGATGCGGACCAGGTTCCAAACGACAGCCCTGATGGAGTTAGAGATTCTAAAGATGTTTATGGTTGATGAAAAGAACTTTAAAGACGTTGGCGATGAAGCACCGCACTTGTACAAGACATACCTTGGGATGTTCCGCACTCACATGAACAAGGCACGAGAAAACCTAGGACTCGTTAACCCAACTGAAGAAGTCGGGGACAAGTTCGTGTACGCTTCAGATGGCAGAGAATTTGATAACACAATTGTCGGTCGCAAAGCACTGGAACGTTACGAGAGGAAACTAAATGCCTAAGTATGATTTTAAATGCGATACCTGCGAAGACAGTATTGTTGAAATGCACATGTCCTATGACGTTACAGAGCGACCTAACTGTGACCGTTGTGGCAATCCTATGAGTAAAGTATTCACACCACCTGCAGTTCAATTTAAAGGCGGAGGGTGGGGCGGACAATGAACCTAGTTCTTATTATTGGGATTTTAATTGGTATTCCAGTTGGGATGCTTGTACATACGTGGGTGGAAAAAGATGGCTAAGAAGAAAAAAGTTGACCTTCCAGTATTCACCATGGTTGATATGCCCAAATGGAAAGCAAAGATTTGCGACATTGTTGTAAGTATTCTTTTTCCAGGCGAACAGTATTTTGTATTAACAATTCAGAGCACACACATGACCACAGATGGCAAAGGCAAGTACACCGACGACCGAGGGGTAACAGTTGACCTATCAAGTTGATGAACTTCCCTCACTTAACAAGCACTGGATTATGCGTAACTCAAATATCCCACGACGCTTTCTGGGATACGAGCCAAGCGATATGGACACAGCGTTTCCTCAAGTAGTAAATGAGTGGCTTGAGGATTTAGTATCTGGGTCTGTCATCAAACAAGTAGGTGGACTGGGACTTACGGGCGTGGGTCTTTTGTTTGATGGCGGACCTGGACTAGGCAAAACAACACATGCTGTAGTTGCAGCGATGGAGTTTGTTCGTCGATTAAACCCAGAAGAATGCAAAAACATATTGCGATACAACAGCGAGTCTGACTTCGGCATGTTGTCTCGTCCTATTTATTACCTAACTTACCCTGAATTTCTATCCCGTAAGAAGGCTATGTTTGACGCAGATATTGAAGAAAAACGTGAGATGAACAGACAGATTGAGGGGTTTCATGGTCGTGCTAAAGAAGATTGGTTAAACGTTCGTTTATTAATACTTGATGATTTAGGAAAAGAGTACGGTTCTAAATACGATGACGCATCATTTGATGAGATTTTACGCAGTCGTTATGACCGTGCATTGCCTACAATAGTAACTACCAACGAGATGCTGGAAAATTGGTCCGCCAAATACAGCAACGCGATGGCAAGTTTTGCTAATGAGGCGTTCCAACGTGTTCGACTAACTGGCAAAGACTTACGAAGGGCTACAGCATGAAAGGTTCACAATTGGAACAGTGGCGTACAGTCCAAGTATTTCTCTCACCTACGGGTGTGTATGAAGTACAACTACGCCCTAACGACACCGATGCACAATGTTCGTGTCCATCATTTAAAATTAGAAACGGGTGTAAACACGCTACGTTTGTACAGACCCGTATGTCTGAGAACAACGGTCAGTATGCAATCCTGGTACCTGATGATGTGCCAGAAGAAATTCAAGCAAGAGCCAATGAGTCCGCAGAGACTTTCCGCAACTTCATTTTAAAGTACGCTAGAGTAGAGGTGTTGTGAAGGGCGGGGACATCTCCAACGAAACCCCTCCTCGTTTAATTGTTCTTGCAGAAGTTGTTGCTGAGTTTGAAAAAGTTACGGAACGAAAGTTCTTAAATAAAACAACCTCTTTACAGTTAAAGAACATTAATAAAGCAGCGGTGTCTCAGTTGTGGACTTTAACTTATAAGTATGGACTTGCAGTTGAGTTAGCAGGTATTGAAGAAGATGGTTGGGACCAAACTTCTTTAGAAAAAGTAATGGACATCTTAGACAGACGCGGTACCAACCCCTTTAACCTTGTCCAAACTTATTTAACGACACAAGAATTAGTAGATGACTTGCCTTATCGCACAAACTTAAAAGGTGTGGTTGACTTGCCAACCAGAGGTTTGAGATATGGCTCTTGGAGTATTGACTTAAACAGACTTTAGAGAAAAGATGGGGCAATGGCAGCAGATAACGAGCATCGTTTAGTTAGCAAAGTAATTCGCGACAGAGACATATTGCCAGTCCTACAAAAAGGAATAACCCACGATTGGTTTTTAGATGACGACAACTCCAGAGTTTGGAAGTTTGTTGTTAAGCATTACAACGAGTATTCAGAAGTACCTACTGCAGTAACTGTTAAAGACCATTACCCAACTTACAAAGTTTTAGATGTACAAGACTCTTTAGATTTTCTTGTTGACCAAGCAGTTGCATTTCGTCGCAAAGTATTAGTTCGTCAAGGTCTTGAAGAGTCTGTAGATAAGTTAACTCACAATGACCACGAAGGTGCTTTGGTTGCAATGGAAGCAGCCATTACTCGTGTTAATACTTCTGGTGTGCAAGGCACAAATGAATTAGAACTAACACAAGATGCAACTAATCGTTTTGCTGAGTATCAAGCATTAGCAAGCCATGCAATGATTGGTATTCCAACAGGGTTTGATAAAATTGATGAAGCAACAGCAGGTTTGCAAGGCGGTCAATTAATAACAGTTATTGCTCCACCAAAAACAGGTAAGTCACAGATTGCATTAGCAGTTGCAATACATGTGCACAAACAAGGGTTAGTTCCAATGTTTCAGTCTTTTGAGATGACTAACCGAGAGATACAACAACGTCACGACTCCATTCGTGCACAGATTTCACATGGTCGTCTTCGTCGTGGAAAGTTGTTTCAAGATGAAGAAGCCCGCTACATGGACATGCTTACAGGATTAGAGCAGATGTCTAACAAAAATTATTTAGTTGATGCCGTAAACGGATTAACTGTTGGGTCTTTATCAGCAACCATTTCAAAGTTAAAGCCAAATGTCGTATTTGTTGATGGTGTGTATTTGATGATGGATGAGCAAACAGGAGAGATGAATACTCCTCAGTCAATTACCAATGTGACTCGTTCCCTTAAGCGTTTGGCACAACGACATGACATACCTGTGGTTATTACTACTCAGACGTTGTTGTGGAAGATGCGTGGTGGCAAAGTATCTGCTGACTCAATCGGTTACTCATCATCATTCTTCCAAGACTCAGATGTTATCTTGGGACTAGAGCCTGTCCCCGATTACGACAACCTTCGTAACTTTAAGATTGTTGCTAGTCGTAACTGTGGGCCAAGTGAGACCACATTAACGTGGAACTGGGAAACAGGTTGCTTCCATGAAGAGACGAAGATGTCTTCTTGTTTAGTTTGTAAGCGTGGGTTAATGATATGAACTTTAACATCACTCAAGTACTCGCAAATCTTTCAATTGAAGTTGTTAGAGCACGTGGCAGTGAAATTCTTTGTCTATGTCCTATGCACAAATCAAGGACGGGCAAAGAAGACAACAATCCATCATGGTGGATTAACGAAGACACAGGAGCACACATCTGTTTCTCCTGTGGTTTTAAAGGCAATGTCTTCTCCCTAGTTGCTGAAGTCCGTGAACTGTATATAGGTGACGGATTAGATTATGAAGCAGCAAAACAATGGTTAGCAAACGTCGAAGAAATATCGGTCGAAGAACTAGCAGAGAGGCTTAAGAGAGTGCCAACTCACGTCACATCAACTCAATCAGTACCTATGTCTGAAGCAAGACTGGCTTTGTTTGGTGACCCACCAGAATGGGCATTAGAGAAAAGAAGACTTAAACCAGAGTCTGCTAATAGATATGAGGTTCTTTGGGCACCAGATAACACGTGGATTTTGCCAATAAGAAACCCACATGATTACTCTTTAATGGGTTGGCAAGAAAAACAAGAGGGAGTTCGTAAGTTTAGAAACACTCCTGTTGGTGTGAAAAAATCAAGCACATTGTTTGGAGGACATGAACAAAACCCAGACATGGTTATTGTTGTTGAGTCCCCTTTAGACGCTGTAAGAGTTGCTTCAGCGGGAATTATTGGGGCAGTCTCTACCTTTGGAGCAATCGTAAGTGATGCTCAGGTTAAGTTACTTAGATATAGCGATACGGTCATTGCAGCCTTTGATAATCCAAACATAGATGAAGCAGGTAGAACTGCTTGTGCAGCAATGATAGTTAGTGCTCGTAAATACGGAATGACATTGAAGTTTTTTAATTATGCCTCTACAGGTATAAAAGATGTTGGAGATATGACTGATGAGCAAGTTCAACACGGAGTTGAAACTGCTAAAGACTCTATCTACGGAGAGAAGGCTTACCTAGGATGACTGATACAGCCGACCTTTTACGCGATGAACTTGTTGAAAAAGAACGACTAATGTTTCTTCAGAGTATTGAAAAAGTTAGAAGATTGTTAAAGAAACACAATGCTATGGACTTAGAAGACATGCTTCTTAAAGATATGGAAACCCACACAACTCGCATTGCTCTGTCTGGTTCTATTAACGGACGTAGTTAATGTTTAAAGGAACACTAAAGCCCTATCAGCCTGAAGCCGTTGACAAGATGGTGGAACGAGGCAAGGTTCTTGTTGCCTATGAAATGGGTCTTGGTAAAACCTGCATGACTATTGCAGCAATAGAGAAGATGCGTGACGAAGGACTAAAGAAGCCAGTACTAGTAATTGCACTAGCCAGTCTTAAGTATCAATGGGCTAGTGAGATAGCAAAGTTTTCAGACTCAACATCTATAGTTATTGATGGAAACAAAACTACTCGTACAACTCAATACGCTGATTCTTGTAATTACAACTACGTAATTACAAATTACGAGTCAATAGTTAATGATTGGGATGTGTTAAACCACATAGACTTTGGAGTTGTTGTTTGTGATGAAGCAACTGCTATCAAAAGTTTTAGGTCTAAAAGAACTAAAAAAGTAAAAGAACTTGCTTCTAGTATTCCTATTCGGTTTGCTTTAACAGGAACCCCTATTGAAAACGGTAAGCCAGAAGAGTTGTACAGCATTATGCAATTTGTTGAGCCAGGTCTACTGGGCCGATTTGACCTCTTTGATAAGACCTTCATAGTAAGAAACACTTTTGGCGGGGTACAGAGATACCGAAATCTTCCGTTATTACACGAGAAGATTAAAGTCGCATCAGTACGTAAAGCACAGTCTGATGAAGATGTTGCTCCGTACTTGCCCGCCACTATTCATTTAGCACCAATACGGATAAAACTAGATAAAAAGACACGTGATTTGTATGAAAAAATTGCGTTGGATTTAACCAATGAACTACAAGAAGCACAGGAACTTTTTGGTGTGGGGTTCTCTATTGAGTCTCACTACGGTCAAGGGTATGCAGTAGGCGGTCCTGCAGATGCTTTGCGGGGTTCCATCATGTCTAAGATAACTTCTTTAAGGATGCTTTGTGACAGCCCCTCATTGTTAACTCGTAGTGCAGAAAAGTTTGTTGAGGGTAACGGTATTAAAGGCGGAAGTTCTTATGTGGCGGGATTGGCTGACGACGGCTACCTAACGGACATCACTGATGGCGGTCCTAAGTTAGACGCAATGATTAACTACGTTGCCGAACACCTAGAGACAGATGAGAACTCTAAGGTTGTAATCTTTGCCAGTTACCTGGGGATGCTTCCATTAATACAGCGAAGACTTATGTTAAAGAAGATTGAATCTCGTTTATACTCTGGAGAGTTGAATGCTAAGGAAAAAGAAACTTCTAAAGTAGAATTCCAAACTTCTAAAGAAGTTAGGGTACTTATATCAAGTGATGCTGGAGGCTATGGCGTTGATTTACCTCAAGCCAATCTTCTTGTAAACTATGATTTACCGTGGTCTTCTGGTGCAGCGGTACAAAGGAACTCTCGTATAAGACGCACTTCTAGCACGTGGAAAAGCGTTATTATTCAGGACTTCTTAGCACTTAATTCCATTGAAGAAAGACAATATGAAATGCTGCAACAGAAGAACACAATCGCAGATGCTGTAATAGATGGACAAGGAATAAACACACGTGGAGGTGTTGACTTAACAGTTGGCAGCCTCTTAAACTTCTTACTAACTAATCAAATATAGGAGCAACAATGGTTGAGCGAATTGATGGACCAAGAGAGTTTAACTCTGATGACTTACTAGGGCAGACCAAAGAGTACGCCTCAATAAAGAAAAACTTAGACTTGTATGAAGCACGTCAAAAGGAATTAAAAGCATCTCTGTTTGAAAAAATTGAAGCCGATGGTTTTACTGATGACAAAGGTAACTGGTGGTTAGAGTTGCCTGAACCTGTTGGTGATTATGTAAGCCTACAAAAACAAAAGCGTGTTACTCGTAAGATTGATGAAATGATTGCAGAAGACCTTCTTGAAAAGAAAGGTCTTACTGAACGTCTTTACAAAACAGTTCGTATAGTTGATGAAGATGAACTAATGGCTGCTTTGTACGAAGGACTTCTTACAGAAGAAGAAATTGATGAGATGTTCCCAGCAAAAATTGTCTGGGCATTAATGCTAAGTAAGAAGTAATAATGGCTGGTTTACGTGGACAAGACGAGATTGATAAAGCCTTTGCTGATTTACAGTACAAGCCTGGGTCAAAACAAAAACGTCGTGAGGTTAATCCCGCAGCAAAACGTAAACGCAAATCTACTGAAGATACGGCTTGGGATTCCAACCCAATAGTTAAACATCTAAATGGAAAAGAAACAGAAGTGTTTACTGTAAGTGCTTTGGCTCAAGCATTAGAGAAAAGCATTATCAGTATTCGCTCATGGGAGAAGAAGGGGTACATTCCTGGGGCACCATATCGACTACGTTCTAAGTCCTTAAACGGTAAGAAAGTAGGAGGAAACCGTGTCTACACTCGGCAATTAATAGAAATTGCTGTAGAAGAGTTCTCAAAGCGTGGTCTTTTGGGTACTGCTCGTGTAGAATGGTCGCAACAGACGGAACTGACCTTTGCGATTACATCAAAATGGAAAGACGCTGTTGCCAACGAGAGTCAATAGACCTCACAACTAACCGAGTGCGAAAGCCTCATTACCGAAAGAAGAAAAATGCCTATCACGCAACCAGCAGTAAATGCTTCATCGTATTTGGATGAAGACAACGAAGATGCAGCACCTAAAGTCGGAACTACTGTTCAGTCTGGCTGGGAAGCAGCAACTAAGACACTCAAAGCAACATCAAAAGAGTCTGGTGAATATCCTAATGACTTTAAATTCACCGAAGACTCACAACTAATCAAATTCATTGGTGACGGTCCATTTCGTTCTTACGAACAACATTGGATTGACCGTTCATCAGGCAAGCGTTCATTCGTTTGTATCGCTGATACGGGTGCTGAAGGTTGCCCATTGTGTGACCTTCTAGGAGATAAGCCACGTGGCAAGTTTGCTTTCACTGTTCTTGTTCTTTCATCAGAAGAGAAGAAGACAATGATTCTTACTGCTCCACCAACTTTTTTCCGTCAAATCAAAGCAGCACACGAAGACCCAAAGCGTGGTCCATTGAATAAGTTCTTCTATTCAATTTCACGCCAAGGTACTGGTCCACAGACAACATACTCATTAGAGCGTGTTCGTCCTACAGACCTTGTTGAAGATTGGGACCTTGACCCCGCTCAGGTTGAGGAACTTGTAGCACAGGCTGAACCATTTAGCCCTGAAGTAATTTGGGACACACCTCGTTCTGAATTACTTGAGATTGCTCGTTCAGTCGTCTAATCAACGACTCGTCCCAAGTGGTGGGTGTTGTTCTTAGCGGATGCAACACCCACCACACTTAACTAACTAGGAGCATAATGAATATTATTACAACACCTTTAGGTTTATTAGAGATGGTTGACTATTACTTAGACCAACCTGCTTTTGCTTTTGACGTTGAAACTGTAGGTCCCGATGATTTTTCTCGGCTACACCCATTACTCAATGAAGTTACATGGATTGCATTTGCAACTGAAGGACGCACAGATGTAATACCAATGGGTCATCCCAATGGAGAGTTTATTCGTTGGGATAAGCCGTTACTAGGTTCTGGACAGAAACGATTAGATGAAGGAAGAGAAGTTCGTGAACAAGACTATTCAAAGCGTGAAGATAACTGGACACCAGTATTTGATACAGCCCCACCTCAGTTACTCCCAGGGGATGTGTTTAAAGCACTCAAGCCTTTATTGTTTAGTGACAAAATCAAAGTTGGACACAACATTAAGTTTGACCTTAAAGCAATCGCCAAGTATTACCGAGGAGTAGTTTGCCCAAAGCCGTACTTTGACACCATGATGGCTTCTTTCATTATAGATAACAGAACAAAGAACAACTTAGGACTTGCAGCCTGTGCTGAAAGAGAGTTGGGATTAGTTGTTGTTAAAGGCGTAGGTAAAGCAGTAGAACGCCATTCATTTAGTGAGGTTGCTAAGTATGCAGCCATTGATGCCGAATCAACTTGGCAGTTGTATCAGGTCTATGAGCCAAAAATTAAAAACTATAACTTAACAACTGTATGGGGCTTAGAGATGGACTTGATGTTAGTCCTTGCTGATATGGAATTAGCAGGTGCAAATATTGATGAAACAGAGTTAAAGAATCTCCACACTCAACTAGAAAAAGACATTATTAAAGTTACTGGTGAGGCTTATAAACTTGCTGGACGTGAGTTCCACATGAACTCCATACAAGAAAAACAACAGTTACTGTTCACTCCTAAGTCTGAGGGTGGCAGAGGAATTAGACCTAATAAAACAATTAAGATTGCGTTAACTCCTAAAGGATTAGAGGCTGTAAAAGGTGGAGAAGAGGTAGGGCCTAAACATTATTCTGTAAGTGCTGAAGCCTTGGAGTATTATCGTGAGAAAGACCCCTTAGTTGCTTCCATCATGAAGTATCAAGATTTAAATAAAATCATGACTACTTACGTAACACCGTATACAGGTGGAGATGTAACTCGTACTTCTGGTGGAAAGTCTAAGACAACAGAACGTCAGAGTCTTTTAGTCAACGGCAAAGTACACACTAACTTTAAATCGCATGGAGCAGAGACAGGTAGATTTTCTAGTAGTGAGCCTAACTTACAAAATATCCCATCTCAAGGAGAGTATGGAAAATTAATCCGTAATCTGTTTATTGCTCCTCCAGGATATAAACTAGTGGTTGCTGATTATTCACAGATTGAACCACGCATTATTGCTTCGTTTTCAAAAGACGCAGCCTTCGTAGAAAACTATTTACAAGGTGGAGACATCTACACAACCATTGGTTCTCGTATGGGAGTAGACAGAAGAGCAGGTAAAGTTTTAGTTCTTGCTATGTCTTACGGGGTAGGTCCTGAAAAAATTGCTGACCAAATTGGTTGCACAGTAAAAGAGAGCCATCAATTAATGGACCTATTTAACGATAAGTTTAAAGCAGTAAATAACTATCGTGATTTTATTGTTAGAACTGCACGACAACAACGTCCTTTGCCTTTTGTATCTACTGTTTTAGGTCGTAGACGTTACATTCCAGAGTTACTTAATAAAGACCTTGGAATGAAATCACGAGCCGAAAGACAAGCCTTTAATACCGTTATTCAGGGGTCTGCTGCTGACTTAATTAAGTTGGCTATGGTTAGAGCACACTCTTGTTTTGTGACTGAGCCAGAGGTAAACGTCCTCTTGACGGTTCACGATGAACTAGTAACCCTAACTCCAGACCATTTAGTCGAAGAAACGGCTGAAGCAATTCGTCAATCCATGGAGGGGGTCAAACTTCCAGATATGATTGTCCCATTGATTGCAGATATAAAAACAGTTCAAAAGTGGGGTGAAGCAAAAGAATGATGTTCTTTAGAAAACGCAAGATTGAATTAGACCTTGAAGCGTTAACAACTGAAGTCATGTTTCGTATGAGAGGTCTTCTGCTTGATGCCCAATTAGATGATGCTTTTTCTTTAAGCGTTATTGCTGGAACAACCATGGTTAGCGATGAAGTAGCCCAAAGAGAACAGGAAGAAAGCGATAAGCGTTATTCCAAAGTTGCTCACTTATACCCGTTAGTTTTTGCTCATACGTACCAGATTGCCAAATCTGTGGCTGTATTGCAAAGAACTAAGTTGGGAAAAATTGCTGAAGAAATGCCAGAAGAAGTCTGGGAACACATAGTTAAAACAACACAACAGATTGCCATGGCATCTGTTTTAGGCTCAATTTCACAGATGGTAGACTTAGATTTATTAACCGTAGGGCCAAGGAGACCAAAGTAATGACTAATGCAGACTGGTGGGCTAAAAAACTACAGCAACCTAATAATCAACCACGTCAAGACATTACTCCCCCGATGCCTCCGTCTCAACAACCAATGACACGATATGAAGCACCTCAACCTCAAACTGTTAATTTGAGAATAGGAAGTGCTCAACAAACACAGACTTGTCCTGAATGTAGTTCCAGTAATTACATGGCAGTACAAAACTCAGCACCTCGTTGCTATGACTGCGGATACCCAATTAGTCAATCAGGTTCCCGTTATGGAGCCTTAACTGGTGCTAAGGTTGAGGGCAATGTAAAAGGTGCATTAGGAAATGACACCGCTAGTAACTGGAACCCACAAGGCATCGTAGGAAGAATTAACGGATGATAAATGATGAAGCAAAAAAGATTGCAGCATTACTCAATAAGAGGTTTGGCGACAACGTCGTTGTGGTCGCTTCTGATATTAGGGCTGACCTTATTCCTCGCATTACCAGTGGTTCTACTACATTGGATTACGTCCTTGGAGGAGGATTTCCAGGAAACCAGTGGAACGAATTAGTTGGTGAAGCATCGCACGGTAAGACTGCTGTTGCTTTAAAAACGATTGCTGCTAATCAGAAACTAAACCCAGACCACACAACTGTTTGGGTTGCAGCAGAACAATGGGTTCCAGAATACGCTGCAATGTGTGGCGTAGATACAAGCCGTGTAATCGTTATTGAAACAAACATTATGGAAGAAGCCTACGACGCTGTTATTGCGTTTGCTGAATCCAAGTCTATTGACGCAATTGTTATCGACTCTCTTCCAGCCTTATCTCCTAAACCTGAGATGGAAAAGAACATGGACGAATTAACCATTGGTCGTGGTGCAATGCTTACTAACAAGTTCTTTAGAGTTGTTGGTTCAGCCATCAAAAGAAGTTTGGTTGAGGATGAACGTGCTGTGCTTGGCATAGTTATCAATCAGTACCGTATGAAAATTGGCGTAATGCACGGAGACCCTCGCACAACTCCAGGAGGAGAAGGCAAGAACTATGCCTTCTTTACTCGTTGTGAGGTACGTAGAGACGAGTGGATTGAGATTGGACCCAGCGGTAATAAAGTTCGTATTGGTCAAGTTATCAAGGTTCGTAGTTTAAAGAACAAAACAGCACCTCCACAACGTGTGGCGTTCTTTGATTTTTATTTTGCTCCAGGAGGAGACTGTGCTCCAGGAGAGTACGACTTTGCTAAAGAAATTGCAGCAATGTCAGTCCTCAATGACATAGTAGAGCGTAAGGGTGCTTGGTACTACTACGGTGAACGTAAGTGGCAAGGTACAGACGCATTGATTGCAAGTATTCGTGAAGAGATTGAACTTAAAGAAGAATTAGCAAAGAAGGTGATTGAACTTGGTTGATGATAAAAAATGCAGTTGGTACGTAACTATGGATGAGTACCTTCAAATGCTCTCTTTTGTTGTTCGCAGTTCTGCTGACGATAAAACAGCACACCCAGAAGATTTAATGCACAAAGTGCAAACAGCAGCCGAGAACGTTGCATTGACACTAATTGCATACGACCAAATAAAGGTCAAAAAGAAAAAATGAAGTCAGAAGGACAGAAGCAATCACGCAAGCACGAAAATCGTTTAGCCAAAAAGGTTAATGGTTCTCGTACTGCTGCTTCTGGAGCCTTTTGGTCACGAAAGGGAGATGTACGTTCTGAGGACTTACTGATTGAACATAAGTGGACTGGTAAAAAACAGGTCACTATTAAATCGGAAGTTCTAAAGAAGATTACAAAAGAAGCAATACTAGATAGCCGTATACCGATACTCGGCATCCATCTAGACGGGGAGAACTATGTCATTCTCCTTGAAGACGATTACCTAGAAATGAGGGAGACTCTTGCAAAGGAATCGTAATACATGGATGAACCGTCGTACGCATGGCGATATAAGGCTAGGTGTAAAGGAGAGGACACCGACACTTTTTATCCACCGCGTGATAAAGAACTATATACAATCATTGCAGATAGGGCTAAGACCTTTTGCTTTGGTGAAAATGGCAAAAACCCGTGTCCAGTAAGACAGAAATGTCTGTGGGATGCTGTAGAAAGAGATGAACCACATGGAATTTGGGGTGGGCTTTCACATCGTGAACGCAACGCTCAAATTCGTAAGTGGAAAAAGTCTTATAAAAAGAAGATGACTCTAAAAGAGTTCATCCTACGATTGGATACGGAATGACTGAGTTAAAGAAGTTCTTAGATGCTAAGAAGAGTAACCCTCGTCTTATCGGAGACCTTGAACGGCATTTAATGGCTAGACCATTAGAAAAGCGTTCAACAAACGTTTTACACCCTTCGGAAATGATTAAGGCTGACTGGTGTCTAAGAGCCTCTTACTTTGCACTTATGGGTGCAGAGGTAAAGAAAGAAAAACCTAACTTACGTTTACAATCTATATTTGACGAAGGGCACACAATCCATGCTAAATGGCAAAACTGGTTTAAAGAAATGGGTGTTCTATACGGTATGTGGAGTGACTCAACTGTCGCTGCTTCTTGGGCTGTTTCTAAAGACGTACACAAAAGCGTTGAGTACAGAGAAGTTCCATTAGTCCTTCCAGAACTAATGATTGCTGGTCACGCTGATGGCTGGATTAAAGGTATCGGTGATGACTGCCTAATTGAGATTAAATCAATTGGTGCAGGAACCCTACGTTTTGAAGCCCCTGAACTACTTGCTAAGGCTGATGGTGATTTAACTAAAGCCTGGAGAAGTATTCGCCGTCCGTTTAGAAGTCATTTACTGCAAGGTCAAATGTACTTAGAATTGGCAAATCGTATCTTTGGCAAAGACGCTCCTAAAGAAATAGTGTTTCTTTATGAACTCAAGGCTGACCAGGATTATAGGGAATTCACTATAAAGGCTGATTACGAGTTTGTAGAGCCAATATTTAATAAGGCTCAAATTGTTGTAGACGCAGTTAAAGCAAGTACTCCCCTTGAGTGCAGCAACAACGGTGCATTAGGATGTAAACAATGCCAACAGTTTGGAGACATAAGTGCATAAGTTTGGTGACGCATCACAGAAAGCGGTTGACGAATTGACTAAACAAGGGTTCTTTCATGCAGCAAAACAAAGTGAGTTCCCAGAGATGCCACGAGAACTCACCGACCTTGACGGAGAAGACCTAAGCCATTTGTTTAGTAGTTTAACTGCATGGTCTAATTACATAGCAACCCAACTATCTGCAGCACAGGTTGACGAAAGATACGCAGAGAAAGCCGTTGACTCTGCATCTGCAAGATTGATGGTTACTCGTATGGGTCAAAAGACAACGGGAGAACGCATTACTGCAATTAAAGCAGAGGTTGCCATTGACCCAAAGATTTTGGGATTGTCTGAAAAATTAGAGGAGTCTTACGCTTATCGTAAGATGGTAGAAGTTATGTTCTACAACCTAGAACGAGACACCGCTTTGGTCTCCCGTGAAATAACTAGACGCTCATCAGATTTTCGTACAATGAGAAAGGATAAATTCTCCTCATGATTATTGGTCTATCGGGATACGCACAGTCGGGAAAAGATACTGTTGCAGAACGTTTGGTAACAGAACACGGGTTTGAACGTATTGCATTTGCTGACCCAATTCGAAAAATGGTTTACGCAATGAACCCTAAGATTAATGGAAACCCTTTAGATGAGTTAGTTGATGAATACGGATGGGACATTGCTAAACAAAACCCTGAAGTTCGTGAAATGCTTCAACAACTTGGATATTCTGCTCGTGTTTATTTAGGAGACGATGTTTGGATTGCTGCCGTGCTTCGTAAAATGTGGGACAAATCCCAAAGATATGTAATTACAGATGTTCGGTTTTTAAATGAAGCGGGAACAATAAAAATTTTAAAGGGAAAGATATGGCGTGTAGAACGACCAGACATAGAGGCTGCAAATCAACACGTTTCTGAGTGGGAAATGAACGCATATACTTTTGATGAAACACTTGGTAATGACGGAAGTGTTGAACAACTTAACTTTTTAGTAGACAGCCTTGTCAACAAAAACGTTTGACGGAGGTCTTACACGTAAAGAAGACGTGTACATAGGCATAGACCAATCACTAACTGGATTTGGTTTAACTGCCTTGTCTGAAGACAACCCACTTGAGTTTTATACTTGGGTTTATAAATCGCCTTATTTTGGAATTGAACGATTAGTAGATATTAAAGAGTGGATTGGTGACACCCTTGATTACGTTCAAGAACTCGGTGCAGAGATACTTGATGTTGCTATAGAAGGTAGCGTTCTTCAATCTCCTGCTGCTTTAAAACTAGGAGAGTTAGCAGCAATAGTTAAATTAGAATTGTATGAACGAGACAAGATATTCCCATTACAGGTATCCCCAATGACCTTAAAGAAGTTTGCTGCAGGTAAAGGCAACGCTAAAAAACAAGAGATGTTGATGCAAATGTACAAACGTTGGGGTGTTGAATTTACAGATGATAATGCTGCTGATTCCTATGCCTTAGCCAGATTAGTCTCAGGTAATGGGACAGGGGTTATAGAAAAGGCCGTTATTACTCAAATGTCTGACCCAAAATATAGAGACGAGAAGCGTTTAGACTGACGATTTGTGTATTTGAGCCTACCTTTAGAGAGCGAGGGCACTACTAATACTAACTAAAGGAACACAAAATCGTGACTGATATTAAAAAAGAAGGCTCTTCTACGGAAGAACATTTTTTAAGGGTAAGTGCAGGAAGCAACCCACAAAGCGTTGCATCCGCAATCGCCCATGCGTTATATGAAAAACATGAAGTAAAGGTTCGTGCAGTAGGTGCGGGAGCGGTAAATCAAGCCGTAAAAGCAATGGCAATTGCCAGAGGGTATGTAGCCCCAAGGGGGTTAGACCTTACTTGTAAGCCAGGGTTTACTACAATTGAAAGCCGTGACGGAGAAATTTCCGCCATAGTTTTTAGCATTCAAACAACCTAAAAAAGGGTATCCTTCTTTTAGTTCACACTAAGGAGTTGAAATGTCAGATTATAGAGATATGGGACACGCTATGCGTCGTCGTGTAGGTGCAGCGAGTAATTCAATGGCTGCTTCAGGTAAGAGTGCAGATGTTGCTGTTCCAGATTTAATGGCACAACACATTATTGCTAACAGTGCACGAATTGCTGTTGGTGCAGTTAAGGGTACATTAATACCAAAGAAGAGCACACAAGCAGGAGACCCAACAGGTATGGGAACTAAGAAGAACCGTAAAAATGTTTCTTCCCCTGCTGGTCAAGACCGTATGGGTGCTGCTTACAAAGTTACAGCACGTTACAGTGTTTCAGACCCAGCAGCAGGACAGACAATGCGTAATGCAAGAATTATTCCATCCGCAATGGGTGCTAGTTCAGGCATGATGGACAGTGCCTCTGCATCTTTGGACTAATAATGAGTAACAACGCAATGTCTTCACAGCAAGGCGGTATGCAACCATACCGTTACACAGGAGTTCCTTCTCCTAAAGGTCTTGGTGCTTCAAACTCTAATACCGCTGCTGCCAGAACTGCATGGGCAAATGAGAGTAATCCTTATGGAACTCCTGCCCCATTAAATGCACAAACAGCAGGTTCATTCTACAAATGGGACTCTGGTTCTTCCACTCAAAAACGAGTAGAATAATTTACGTGTCGTAGCCTTTTCGTAGCAATTTACGTGTACTATTTAGTATACGAAATCGCTACGAGAGGGCCTACATGTCTAACAACGTTTACGAAGAACCTTCAATAGAGGTATTAGACGCTCTCTTGGAAGAAGCGTTACGCCCACAGATTCAATATAAAGTCTGCAAATTTGGTAAGTGGTTAGATTCCTTACCAGAAGAAAAACAAACAAAAATTACAGCGATATTAGCATCGCAAATTAATCATGCAGATTTAGCACGTTTACTAGAAAAAGTTGTACATATAAGCAGAGACACCATTCGTACTCACAGACAAGGACGTTGCTCATGTCGCAAATAGACCCACTAGATGACCTAATTAAAGCGGGTGAAGATGCCATAATTCAATCGAAGATTGATGAGGTGTTAAAGAACAATGGCATTGACCGCGAGGAAGTTGGGAAGATTAGTCGGGTTACTGTATCTAATTACCAGTCGGTTACTAAAGACGACGACGGCAACCCATCAGTCCACGACCTTGAAGCGATTAAGATTGTTTTACATCCTAAATTCGAAGAAGGACCACAGTGGGAAATAATTCGACCAGCAACACCTGTCGAAGTAAAATTAGATTGGAACCCCACTCGTCACAATAAAACCAATACTAAACTTAAATGTGCGGTTATTTTACCTGACCCACAGATTGGATACCGTCGTTACGAAGACGGAACGTTAGACCCCTTTCACGATATACAAGCAATTGATTGTGCGTTAAAAGTAACTGCTTATGTTCAAGAACAGTTTGGTATTGATGACATCCTTAACTTAGGAGATTTTTTAGATTTACCTGAACACTCTCGGTTTACTCAAGAAGCCTCATTTGCAAACACAACTCAAGCGTCTATTAATTATGGACACGAGTTCCTTGCTAAACAAAGGGCAATTGCACCAGATGCCCGTATTGTTTTACTAGAAGGTAACCACGACAACAGACTTAACCTTCATGCAACTAGGAATGCTGCAGCCTCCTACGGTTTAAAGAGGGCTGTTGATTTAGAAGGCGACCCTGTTTTAAGCGTACAAAATCTTTTGTGTTTAGACGAACTAAATGTTGAATTCTTTGACAAATACCCTTCACAAGAGTCACAGATTTGGTTAGGCAAATACCTACGTGCAATGCACGGTAATAAGGTTAGAAGTAACGGCAATACAGCGGTTGCTTATACAAACGACACCCCACACCTATCAACTATTTTTGGACACATTCATAGAATTGAAGTTCAATACAGAACAACGTTTGATGCAGACGGCCCAATTCGTAGCGGTAGTTTTTCTCCAGGATGTCTGTGTCGTGTAGACGGTGCAGTTCCTTCTGCTAATTCAGGAGTTGGTTCTGATGGTCGTCCAGGAACAAACTGGGAAAATTGGCAACAGGGAATGGCAGTGGTTTGGTACAACGAAGATACTGGAAGATTCTCAGTAGAGATGATTCATATTATTGAAGGAACTGCTCTTTATCAGGGTAAGGAATTCCATGCACAAGAGTCGAGTGCATCTTCGCAGTAATGCTGGCTTCAACCCCAGTTCCTACTAAACCTAAGTCTGTATTGCACTCATGACAGTGTGCTTTATATTGCATAGGGTCACCTAATACAACCATTACAGAAATTTCTGGGGTGTTCATACAGACAGTTTAACACCTTCATTGGATTATGTACGTATGCCAAGCCGTAGCAAGAAGAACCAAGCCATCATGAAACAACGCTTAGAAGAGGCTATGAAGCCCCCTTCAAGCAGCCATCCTGTTGTAAGTGCTGTTCTATTTGCTCACGCTACAAACACAGGTGGCGGTGCTTCCATGAACACAAAGACTTGGAACATTGCAAGTCCTGGGGATTCAGCATATTTTGTTGGCGGAGAAAAGAACACAGCAGGTAAAAGAATTAAGACAGCATACGTTGGTCGCAAACCAAAGGGTTCTACATCTAGCCCTGGGTTAAGCCCACTTGATGTTATCCAACACGTAACTCGTTTACGACAGGCTACAGGCAACCGTGAAACTACAAACATTGGTTCCTGGGTTGATTCTGATGCACCACACAAGGGAGTGCAAGTTGATGCCTCTGGTGGTTATGGTGGAATAGAAGAAGCCATGTCTCATGCTAAAAAAAGAAATGAAAAAGCAATTTGGGATATGAAAAACATGTCTGAAGTTAGCAATCCTGATTATCAGGAAGGGAAAAGACAAAAATAATGTTAGGAAACTTAAGCCCTAATCAAAACTGGCAATCCCTTGGTGCTGGTGGATTAAACGGGTACAACAACCAAGGTGGTTACGGTGGACCAGCAGTTCGCTCTAACCTAGATTTTCAACGCCTTGGTGTTGGTCGTGTTCCCTCCGCAGAGTATCCAGACGGTTATCTTGGAACTCTTATAACTCGTCGTCGTGATGACAGACTATTAGATTCAGTTAAAAACAATGTTAATAAAAAAGCGTACCAGCGTGGTGTACATAAAGGTGAACGTATCGAACCTTCTATGTACTACTGGCCCTTAGAATTACAACCAACCCGTGGAATCACACGACAAATGAAATCAAAGGTGGATACCTCTAAAGGTGTGGTTGTATATTATTCAGAAAGAAACTCACCAGAAGTTACACTAACTCCAGCCCCACACTTAGTTAACGATGGTAAGACAAACAAACGTGCAGATGAACCAGGTGCTATTTACGCTAAACAAAGTAGCGGTCGTCTTATAAACATGAGACCAGCGTGGAGATAACATGACACAAAAAGCAGACGGTCGTTATGACCACACTAAGCCATGGGCTAAACGACCACCGTTTCAACCTGACCAAGTAGCAAAGCGTTGGCAGTACAACGGACCTTGGTCATCAAATCAAGAACGTTTAGTTTCTCAAGCATTGATGGTTATGAATGTTCCAGGAGCAGACATTCAAAGAATGGTACGTCCACCATTGCCACAGATTAGATTATTTCCAGAAAAGTACGGATATAACCGCAAAATGTTTGGAATTGATGACATAGTTACTATTGACCGCAACTACGTAGAACCACGTATTACTTGGTTTTCAGGTGGTGTCGCTGGTTATTCAGGTTCAGCACGTAATGATTTGGGGAACAACTAATGGATACAGAAGACGGCTCATACCCTTTAGAAATGCAAGCAAAGCGTGTTGTAGACAACATGCTAAAATATAAAGGTGCACACCCTTGCCCACAATGCGGATTAATAATGTCTCCTGTTGCTGCTATGTACAGCAAAGGATTATGTCCAGAGTGTTATGCACAACATAGTGCAAAGCGTTTAAAAAATAGGATGGCATAATGTCTCCACTATTTCCTAAGAAGCCAGTAACTCCAGGACCAACTGGTTTACCTAACTTTGTGGGTGCAAGTGGTAAAGCCAATTCTCCAGTAACACCAACTCCTAAAAAACGCAGCAAAACTCGTACAGGAAAAAAGATTGATAAGAACACTGGAAAAATTGTTACACCTAAAAAAGGTAGAATAGTTTCAACAGGAGACGGAAGAGTTCGTCAAGTTACTGAAGCAGATGTCACAGCAGCAACAACTACTGAATTACCTGCAACACCTGTTACTCCAACTGCCCCTCGTAGTAGTGGCAAAGCAAGTGTTTATAGAGGAGGCGTTGCTCCTATTAAAAAAGGTGCACGTCAAGGACGGTTTGTTCAAATTCAAGCCCTGACCAACCATGCCACTAAGTTATTAGGACGTATGCAAGAGACCCGTGGGACTGACGAGTATCACGACCACCATGCTGATTTCAATATGGTTCATGCTGCTGTGGGTCAAATGTCCCCAGAAATACATGGAATTTTAGGTTTAGCCAAAGGATTTGTTCATACCCCCTCAGCAAAATCTGCTCAGGGTTTAATAGAAACACAGAAAGCACTTCACGGTAGACTGGGCATCATCAGGTCTGTAGAGGCTGACCGCCAAACACGTCGTGATGCAAACAGACCACAAGGAGATTCACAATGATTGCATGGAATGACCGTCGTAAAGCAAAGAAGGCTGCCAGCGATACAACCAAAGCACAACTTTCTGCTATGGCAAAACGTGGCACATTAAGAGCAACCACAACTAGCCCTGGACAAAGAGAGTTTGGCAAAGCAGAACGTTCTGCCGTACAGTCAGAAGTTAATGCAGAACAAACCAAGTATGGTCCTGTAGATAACCCTGGAGTTACTGGTTCTAGAGCACAGCGTGTTGCTCGTGCAACAAAAAAAGTTGACCAGGCTGCAGACGTTAAAGGTTATGACGGTCCTGCTTATCGCAAATCAGATGCAAAGATGAACGCACGTGGACAACAGAAGAAGTATCTACCAAAGGCAGGTAAGTAATCATGGCAGTTAACTCATCACGTTCAATGAACCAGTCACTAGATGCTGGTGCAACAGATGGTAAGTACCGTAAGGCACGTCCTAATACAGAAGTTATTGCAGGTGCAGGTTCAGAAGAAACACTACGCAATCGTCAATCATTGCACCCATTCTTCAACTATGGATTTGTAACTACAGAACATCCTGACCAGGTAAACCCAGGTAAGTAATCATGATTGAATTCAACGACCGTCGCAAGTACGTTGCTTCCCAACGTAAAAACGGTATTCACGTTGAAGCAACCAATGACCGTAATGATGTTGGTGGGGCTATTTATCAAACGGAGTCTAAAGAAAAAGCAACTGAATTACATGCAGACCGTATTAAAGGAATGGCATTTGCCCCACGTAATAAAAAAAGACGTTCAAAGGGAAGGGATTACCTTTAATCATGGCTAAAAAAACTTCTAATACAAATGCTGGACCACTAATTTCAGCACGTGAACCTTTTAAGGGTTCTAATATGGAAGGCGTAAAGGGAGCACCAGCCTCACACGGTTGGTTAAACCAGACCCAGTTTTCAGAACAAATGGCAAAGGTAGCAAACACAACCGATTACCACGTTAAGTCTTACAACACCCCAATTGCCGTTCACCATGAAGGTGGTTGGATTTATCCAGACGTTTCCCACAGCCCATCTACTGGCAAGCATCAATCCATTGTTCGACGTGCTATTGGCGTTAAAAGTGGACGTGAAGTTAAGATGGAAGCCCGTAATGCAAAACGTGCTGCAAAACAAAAAGCAACCTCAGAAACGCAAGAGCAAGGACTCTGGAACTCTTAATCTGATACGATAAACCACTAATTACAAGGAGCACAACATGGGAGATGTACCTCTATTAGGTACTCGTAAACCAGAGGACCAAAACTTAGGTCCTGTTCTACGATTATTGAATTGTAAAGTCTGTTCTTCTATAGAAGAACTTCCGCCATTTAATGGCAAACCAGAAGAAGACCACTTACTCCAGATTGCTTGTGAAAAACATAGGTTTCCTTCAGGAGAAGAACACAAAGGTCTTCTTTTTATTGTTCCCTTAAAAGTATGGATGAACACCGATGCCCGTAAAGACGTTATCCGTCAAATTAAAGGCGGAGGGTCTAAAGGTCTTGCTGAAATTGATGATACTTTTTACGATACTAAGAGCCAATTTGGTGAAGACGCTATGTCTTGTTGGAAACAAAAGAACAAGCCTCAAGACAATTGTGATGAGTACCAATCCGAACGTAAGAGACTGTTACCAGACACAGCAAAAGAAAGAAAAGAATTGGGTATGGATAAAATAGGGGATACAGGTCCAAAAAACTACCTGTGCCACTTCTGTCCAATCCATAGTAAGGTAGTACAACGTAAACGACAACTGATGGGACTATACGACTAATGACTAATAAAACTGACTTCTACTTCATTATTGAAGTTCAAGAAGATGGAACAATTCAAACTCACAAGGACATGCCTGAAGATGGTTTTGAGCCAAATAAGGTTCCAAACACTTTTGACATCTACAAGGTGTGTCGTGAAATTTCTTCAGACATTGAAGCACAACTACTTGCAGACCGAGTAATTGGTGGCGTTCTCAACGTTCTTAACCAACGTGAGCAAACAGTAAGTGACAAGGTTTCCGAGGCTCTGAAGGCTCGTGGAGTTGAATTCAATGCTGGTGAGCAAACGATTGAGTTTGCAGCCGATGCTGAGGTAATCGAAGACTAATGATTACTATAGAGATGTCTTGTGGAGGCTGTGAAAGTTCCATTTCCATTGCAGGAGATGACAAAGAAAGCGAACAAATCTGGCATCTCACCCATAGGTTTACTGCTGCTCATACAACGTGTGGGTTTATCAAACCACCTTCTGTAGAGAATGAAGCACACAGACCAATGAAAAAGAGATTCATCCAGCCTTTCAACGAGGACAATGACGAGTAAACTAAAAGCATGAACCGCAACGACGCTCTAAATCGGGTGGTTGGCTCAGTCACTTTGGCAGAGTCAACCACTTCGTATTTTAGCGAACCCGAAAAAACCCTTGACCCAGTGTTATTTGACGGAGATGTATTAAAAGGTTGGGTACGCAATAGTCTGTTAAGAATGTTAAATGACTTTTTGGCTACAAAATACATGTACCCCAATCTTTGGTCAACAACTTGGATTGCTGGTTCTGGTGTTTCTTACCAATGGAAAGTACAGCGTGACCCAGGAGACCTAGATGTTCTTGTTGGGGTTGATTACCTCACCTTTAAAAAATTAAACCCAGACTACATGGGGTTATCAGATGTTGAAATTAGCCGAATGTTAAACGAAGACTTTAGAGTGGGGTTGATGCCCAACACTAAACGTTGGGAAGGTTTTGAAGTTACCTTCTACGTTAATCCTGGTGCTACAGATATTAGAATTATTAAACCTTATGCTGCATACGATTTAACTCATAGCGAATGGACTGTCCACCCCAACCCAGATGCTCATGGTGCTGACCAACCTGCGTGGGAACAAGCAGCAGAAAAAGACCGTGACAAGGCTCTTGAAATAGTCTCTCGTTACTCACAGATTGTTACTACTTTACAAGCAGCCGTTAATCCTGCTGGTCGTAGAAATGCCGAAGTTCAACTAATGGCTCTACTAGAACAAGCCTCTGCGTTGTGGGAAGACATACACAGCAGTCGTAAAAAAGCCTTTTCTGAAACAGGAGAAGGTTACGGAGATTTTTATAACTATCGTTGGCAAGCAGGGAAAAGACTTGGAACGATTGTTGCTCTTAAAACATTAAAAGATTATTTAGACTCCGTTAAAGAGTCAAACGAACTACAGACTTACGGAGTTACGCTACCTGACGATAGAACGTTGGTGCGAAGAGCCTTAACGTATAGGGCGGGAAGATAGGACTAAGTGAACATACTCGTAGCACTAGAAGGGGTACTAAGTTCGGATAACACAGACAATCCAAATAGAACTGGTGCTCTCCTTTACTATGCCTTAAGAACAAACAATCGTGTAGCAATATTTACCTCTTGGTCTAAGAAAGACGCAGAGCATTGGCTTATGGTCAATGGATTCATTGGATACGATGAGTTGATAGACAACACCTACGAGTTAATTGGTGAAGAACTAGGGCAACGCCAAGTTAATTTAGCACGGTCAAAAAATCCTGTGGAGTTAGTTGTAAGTGCAGACCCAGGGCTATGTGCTTGGACCTTTGGGCAAGGGCTACCTTCTTTATTGTTTGCTAATCCAGACACTATGAACCTATCTAATCGCCCAGATTCACCCACAAAGGTTCGGGCTTGGGATTCTATAGAAGCAGTGATAACCAAAAGAAACATCAAGCGTTCTTTAGACGCTTCAAAAGCAGACACATCATTTATCAGGTATGACTAATGAAGATTATTTTTGGTGGAGCAGAGGTTGGTAGCAACCGTACCCTTCTAGAAGGAATGTCTGTAGAAGTTATGAGCCTGTCGTTTTACGCTCTAAAGAAGAGATACCTTCCAAAGACTAAGTTGTGGCTAGTCTCTGAGCATTTCCCAGAAGAAGTTAAAGTCATCTTAGACTCTGGTGTGGCCCAGGCAGAAAGAGATAACCTCTCAATGAGAGAACTAACTTCTTTAGCAGCCGAATACCAAGATTTTGTAGCAAACAACCTGGAACGCATCAGTGGGTTTGTTGAGTTTGACTCACAGGTTTTGGGGTTAGATTGGGTACTTCAAGAGCGAGCCTCTTACGAACACGACCCAAAACTGTGGGTTGTTTGGCATGAGGTTTACGGGCTTCAAAGCCTCAGAGAGTGGTCTAAGACCTATCGTAATGTCGCCATACCCCACGCCACTATTGAGTCTGTTACGACCCTTGCAGGGGTCACAAAAGCCCTTGTAGCCCAGCAGGGTACGAAGTTCCACGCTCTAGGTTCAGCCAAGCCAGACAACCTACGTCAGATACCTTTTTCAACCTCCACAACCCTTTCATGGCTGTCTCCTATGCGAAACGGTGAGACCATCATTTGGGATGGCAAGCAGATTGTTCGTTACCCTAAAAAGATGATGGCTCAAGCCAGACCACGGTATAAAGCCGTAGTAACCAAAGCAGGACTAGACTTTGAGGAGTTTTTAGAAAACGATGGCGTTGAGTCATCTAAGATTGCCGTATGGTCTTACAAACAATTGGAGTCCTCAATGGATAAAAAACGCCCTGACCTTCACATTATTGAAGGCGGTAATGACCCCTTATTATCTGATAACAGCGATACACCCCTTATGAGTACTTTCGCGGAAACATGGGGGGGTGCTTCTGATAACAGTGACCTTGAAGTGCGGAAAGATTCAGCACTTGAAGAGCCTAAAAAACTCATAGAAAGAGACCCAGAAGAGATAACAAACCTCCCTGTCTTTGGTTACAAAATGAAGACCATTGTTGATGTCGATGACGAGGGTAACGAAGTCCTTAAAGACGTTCCAATGGTTCAAACAACAGGGACTTCTCTAAGACAATGTGACACCTGTTTCGTTGCTTCTAACTGTCCAGCCTTCAAACCTCAGAACAGTTGTGCCTTCAACCTACCTGTTGAGATAAAGACTAAAGAACAATTAAAAGCCTTATTAAATACTGTTATTGAGATGCAGGGAGCAAGAGTTGCTTTCTCTCGGTTTGCAGAAGAACTCAATGGTGGTTACCCTGACCCAAACACATCACAGGAAATTGACCGTCTTTTCAAACTGGTCAAGGGCATGAAAGAGTTAGAAGAGAACCGAGAGTTCATTAGAATTACTGCTGAACGGCAGTCGTCAGGAGGAGTACTTTCAGCCATTTTTGGTGACAGAGCACAGGCTCTAAAAGACCTTCCAAACGGTGGTTTGACCGCTAATGAAACTAACAAAATCATTCAACAAAGCCTAGAGTAATTATCTGATAACAGTGCTACTGAAGTATTGAACTTGGGTAGTCGCTGTTATCAGGTGTGTGAGTAGTACAAGTACGATTAAATTGCCCCTTATCTTTATTTAAATCCAACCCGAAAGGCTCTCCTTATGTCCCTATTTTCTTTCAAACTTACCGAAGATTTTGTAACCAGTTACCGTTCTAAGAAAGCCCCTTTCGGATACCGAGATGCTGCAGGTAACTCGGTTGGAGAGATTACCTTCTTAAGAACTTACTCTCGTTTAAAATCCGATGGGACGAAAGAGACTTGGGTTGATGTATGTGAGCGTGTAATCAACGGCATGTACTCGCTTCAGAAAGACCATGCTAAATCCCAGCGTCTTCCATGGAATGACGCAAAGGCTCAGGCTTCTGCTAAAGAAGCCTTCGACCGTCTTTTTGAGTTGAAGTGGACTCCACCTGGTCGAGGTCTGTGGATGATGGGAACACCCTTAGTCAATGAACAGCGTAACTCCGCAGCCCTACAGAACTGTGCCTTCGTATCCACTAACGAAATGACCAAGAACAATCCAGCCAAGCCTTTTGCCTTTCTCATGGAGGCTTCCATGCTTGGAGTAGGTGTTGGCTTTGACGATAAGGGTGCTGACAAAGAGTTCTCTATCTACGAGCCAAAGGCTGAAGAAGAAACAACCGTAATCCCAGATACCAGAGAAGGTTGGGTTGAGTCTGTAACTTCTTTAATAAACGCTTACCTAAAGCCTGAACAACCTATGCAACGCTTTGACTACTCTTTGATTCGCCCAGCAGGTGCTCCTATCAAAATTTTTGGTGGCACGGCAGCAGGACATGAACCTCTAAAGAAGTTACACAACCACATTGAGAACTTGTTTAAAGGTCGTTCTGGAGAGAAAGTTACCCGCAAAGACCTTGCTGACATTGGAAACCTTATTGGCGTATGCGTAGTTTCAGGCAACGTTCGCCGTTCAGCAGAACTTCTTATTGGTCGCATTGACGATGAGGACTTCTTAAACCTAAAGAACTCTGAGGTCTATCCTGAGCGTAACTCTTATGACCCTGCCAATCCTGGTTGGGCTTGGATGAGTAACAACTCTGTAGAGGCTAAGGTCGGTTCAGACTTCTCTAAGATTATTGACGGCATTGTTCGTAACGGTGAGCCTGGAGTTGTGTGGATGGATGTATCACGCAAGTATGGTCGTCTCATTGACCCACCTAACAACAAAGACTGGCGTGTAACAGGGTACAACCCTTGTGCTGAACAAAGCCTTGAGTCTTTTGAGTGCTGTACTTTGGTTGAGACTTACTTAGGTCGCCACGACTCTTTAGAAGATTTTAAAAGAACATTGAAGTTTGCTTATCTGTATGCAAAGACTGTAACTCTTCTTCCTACACATTGGGAAGAAACCAACGCAATCATGCAACGCAATCGTCGTATTGGAACTTCTATTTCAGGTATTGCTAACTTTGCAGATAACAATGGTTGGACTGTGCTTCGTGATTGGCTTGACGCTGGTTACGCTACAGTCAAGGCTTATGACGAGTCTTACTCTGAATGGCTTGGTATTCGTCAGTCAATCAAGATGACAACAGTAAAGCCTTCGGGCACAGTTTCAATCCTTGCTGGTGAAAGTCCTGGAGTTCATTGGGCTTCAGGTGGTAAGTTCTTTAATAGAGCAATTCGTTTTGCTAACTCTGACCCAATGCTTCCGCTTTTCAAAATGGGTAACTACAGAGTTGAACCTGCTTCTGAATCTCCTGATACAACTTCTGTTGTGTTCTTTCCTATTGAGACTACCGCTAAGAGAGCAGAGAAAGAAGTCTCTGTCTATGAGAAGGTTGCTTTAGCAGTTGTAACTCAACGATACTGGTCAGATAACTCTGTCTCTGTAACTGTAACCTTTGACCCTGAGAAGGAATCAGACTCTATTGCTTCAATCCTTCACATGCACGATGGACAACTAAAGACAATCTCTTTCTTGCCTATGGGTAACGCTGTGTATCCTCAAATGCCTTACACACAAATTACTGAGGCTGAGTATGAAGAAAGTCGCATGAACCTTATGCCTATAGATTTTTCAGGTGTGTACGCAGGTATGGCTTCTGACGCTATAGGAGAGGCTTACTGCACCACAGACTTCTGTGAAGTCAAACTAATCAAAGACAACTAATACTTACTTACCTGTATTTTTGTTATTGTTTTTAGCAGAACGCAAACGCTTCTTCTCTAGTTGTAGTTTTTTACGACGAGCAGAAGTATTTACCTTCTCTTGTTCAACACCTCTGGCTGAGGCTTCGTCTTTGTTTGCCTGTTGTCTTTCGGAAAGAAGTTTCTCTAAAGGCTGGTAATTTTTAAAAACTGTAACAATGTGCTTAGGGTGTGGAGTTGTTACAACGGTGTATTCGTGGTCAGTATCGCTCTTGTGATACCCCACATGCTTTATGTTTCCGTTGTCTTGCTCTGTTTGCTGTCCATGCTTTACAACATGCTGAACTGCGGGCCAAGACACGTCTCTTTCGAACGAACGGTCTCCTGCATGTGCTAAAGGCATTGCTTCCATGCTCATTATGATACAAAAAAAGACCCACTAGCACTTGGCTAATGGGTCTTTAGTAATTATTACTTACCTAAAATCTTCTTTGCTTGGTCTGACCTTATGCTCATGTAACCCGTTTTTCGTGGGTTCATGCTTCCAGGTTTTTTGAATCCTTCTCCTTTTGGCATACTTGCTTGTCTAACTAATAATGCTGCTTGTATTTTATCTAAGTGCTTGCCCACAGGCTTTCTCCTTTTGTAGAACTGTAATCCTAACAGAAAGCCCTCCTGTCACCAACACAGGAGGGCTTTCCTTTATTTAGTTTTTAGGAAAAGATTTTAGCCATTCTTTAGCACGAGGTGTCATACCTTTCCATGCTGACCAATCTTCACCACCCTTGCTCATGTAATGAGCAATTTGGGCATTTGTCACAGGGTCTAAAAGCATTGCATTAGATACCATGCTGAACTTATCTCTGCGTACATCTCCCATTTTCCCAATCATGTTTATTTGAAAGAGTCCATAAGAGTTATCGCCTGTCTCTTCATTACCATTGAAGGCAATAGAACGACCACGACTCTCACGCATAGCAATAGCCCATGCTTGGCTCAAGGCTTTACCCTCAAACCCAACTTCCTTTAGTAAGGCTTTCAATTCAAGTCTTGTTAGTTGAGGCTTTTGCCTCAACTCTTCCAACTTATCTGACGGACTTACTTTTAGAGATTTCTCGACTGTTGATTGGGCGGGTTGAACTGGCTGTACAACCACTACCTTCGAAGGTTCAAGTGCTTTAGCAATTGCAAAACCGCTAAAGAACAATGAACTTGCTACTGTTATAGTTGCGATAACAACTACTTTTTTTCCGCGTTGTGTTAGTTTCATAGTTTCTCACCTTTCCCCAAAGTAATCATTTACTGCTTCCGCAGCATTTGAACTTTGGTGACGGAGACGGTGTAGATACCGCTCTGTCGTTGTGATTGACTGATGACCCAAACGCTCTTTGACCTCATGCACATCTACCCCACTCTTTAGGAGTTGAGTAGCGTTGGCATGTCTTAGGTCATGCGTTCTTGGATACCAACCAATACCTGACTTTTCTATGGCTTTGTTCCAAGTGGTTCTCCACTTGTCACGACTGAGGTGGCTTTGGTCAAGGCTTTGGTCAAGGCTTTGGCTTTGACTAAGGCTTTGGCTTAGGCTTTCTCTACCTTTTGATTTGTCCTCTCTGTATTGTTTGCGATACTTACTGACCGCTTGTTTACACAGGTCACACCTACACCCACCGACATTGTACGAGTACGGAGTTGCGTGTTGGAATAGTCTACTTCCAACGGTATAGGGCTTCTTAGTCCTTTCCAATTGACTACCTGTGGTCACTATTTTACCAAACTCTATCACTAAGGCTTTGGAAAACAGCAAATCATTAGCCCCTAATTTTCTATCCCGAACATACTTCTTTAGGGCTTCATTGAGGCTTTTGTTGATGATTACTGTGCGTTTATGCCCGTTCTTTGTTGAAGGCACGATAAGGAAACGGCTTCCATTGTTCAAGGCTTTGCCTACATCACTCACAGTTCTACGAACATAAACTTCTTTTGACTTGAAGTTGAAGTCTTTTACTCTTAGTTCTGTGGCTTCTCCAAATCGGCAGCCTGAAGCAACTAAGAATTGAGCAAACATCTTTGCCCCTTCAGTTTCCAGGGACTCAACAATTTTTTTGAAATCTGAAGGCTCTAAAGAACTTGTGGGGTCTGCTTTAGAAGTCTTTATCTTTATGCCATGCGTAGGGTTTGCGGGGATTTGTTCTTCCTCAACGAGTTGCCTGAACACAGAACCCAACGCTGTTTTTACATGGGAAACTGTGGCAGGACTTATACCTTCGGAGAGCAACTTCTCTATAAGTTGCCTAACATCTTTACGAGTTATGCCTGTTACTTGTCTATGACCCAAAGAAGGTAGGGCATACTTCTTTAGAGTTATGGCATAAGTTTTCTTTGTTATTACCCGAACATCTGTTCGGTTGATGAGCCAATCTTTTACATAGGCTTCAAGGGTTGTAATTAGTTCGGGGTTAGTTGAGACTATGCCTTCCTCTGCGAGCAGGGCAGAGTTCAAGGCTTTGGCTCTAGTGCCATAAGTTCCAGCACTCTGAACCTTACCGCTTCTGCGGTAATAGCCTGTATGCCGTTTATTTCGGGTAACTACATACGCCATTTGAGTTCCTCTCCTCAACCCCTATGTTACCAACGAGTAGGACTAAAGCCAAGTTACTGACCAGTAACTTTTGGGCACAAAAAAAGGGGAACAAGTTGCCGAAGCAACTCGTTCCCCTTCTAAGTTATTTAGAAGTCTGAACCTTCTTTAGAAGGAACAGGCTTTGTCTTTTGTCTTGTCGTTATCCACTCGTTGATTGTTTCCTCTTTCCAAACAGGTGTTCGTTGAAAGTAGTGGTCAGGTTGAGGCATTGACTTATTGCTTAGATAAGTCTTTAGAGTATCTCTAGTCAATCCTGTCTTTTCGGATACTTCGTTAGTAGTAAGCCAATCCATAGTTGTTGTCCTTTCTTTATAGGCTATCAAGGTCTTTAGAGGCTACCAGTAATGCCTTTTGGCTTTCTATTAGATTACCTAGTGCGTCAGCCGTAGTTCTCATACCGAACATGAACGCATAGATGTTCTCCATGTTTTCAGGGCGATAACCTTTTTCAACTAATTCAATAAAGATGTCGCTTGATAGTTTCAGGCTATGAGACACCATGATTAGTTGTTCTGCTGTTTGTTTTTCTTTCGTAGTATCCATTGGATACTCCCTTCTATAGAAGTTGATAGGGGCAAACCAACTGCCCCTATCAACTTGTTGGTGAATAGATTACTTGCCGTTGAAGGCTTTGCGGATTGCGTTGAGTTGTTCCTCATACGCCTTTGCTTGTGCTTCCCAATACTGTCGTTGTGCTACAAGGTCTGTAATGGCTTTTACAGGGTCAATGCCAGTAGGGATAAGCGGTGTTGTTGATACTACAGGCTGTGTTGAAGGCTTTGCGATTGGCTTTGCGATTGGCTTTGCCTTTGCTTTTGCTTTTTTGTGTATGCCAGTTTTGCCGTTATGGACTCTACCGACATGGTGTGCTGTTGCTTGGAGATTTCTAAACAACATGAAGCACTTGTTACAACCAACGGCTTCAAACTCTGTGCCGTCTATGTTATCAGCGAATAGAACTCGGCTCATTGACGAGAACACTCCTCCGCTTGGAGAAGGCATAAGTTCTCTAGCAATTAGAGAGTAACCTTCTTTTGTGAAGTCTGATGGTGATGATTGTTTTACTGTTTGTTTGATTATCAGATTTTGTGATTGGATTGGACTACCTCCTTCCTGATGTATCTCGTTGGTGATGTGTGGCGTTATGCCGTTTTGTTTTGCGTGGCGTGTGTAGATAGAAGCGAAGTCAGCAGGATACAAGCGTCTTAGTTCTCGTCTTGTTGCTTCTCTATCTCCACTTGTTGTTGTGTGTAACGCTTCCCAATCAACAGGATAACGCGACTTCAACTCTTTGAAAGAGTCACGCCAAACCTTAGACGCAATTCTTTTCTTTGCCAATGCTTTCTTGCGTAGTAGTGTCTTGTTAGACATTTGTATCACTCTCCTCATGTGTTTGTTCCGCAACAATCTTTACAAAGAATTGCTCATCAGTTTCTATGTAATCGTTTATGTAATGTTGCGTAGCCTCTAAGACAGTTTCATAAATTGAATTGTCTTTTAGGTTCTTATCGTTGATAGTGATTGGAACTTCCGTTGCCAATTCCACTAGGTAATGTTTTATTGCCATGTTGTTGCCTCCTCTGTTATGGATAACCTCAGGTTATCTTGATTTATTCCTTTATTCAACTTCGGGTTGATACCTTCTAAAGAAGGTTGCCCAGTTATTAGAATTACAGTTTCGTAATCCATTAGTTTTGCCATAGTGCTTCGTCATAGGCTTGTTCATAAAGAACTTTGTTTATGGCTTCAACACAATGTGTCTTTGCGCCATACAAAGAGTCGTCACCATTACGACTACCAATGAACTCACCCTTATCGTTGTAGTCGTGGTATCCCCACGCCCATAGGTTGTCCTCATTTCGGAGGACATAGATACGCTTGTCTTTTGATAGGTAACTTCCCCCACCTTTTTTATTCGGTTCTCGTTTGAGTTGAAGCATAGGTAATTCACGCAACACTTTCTTTCTCCTCCCATAAGTCTTTCTCTGTTGCTTCTAAAGAAGTCTTACAATCCTCACAGATTTCCTCAATAGAGCCTTCGTAGTTTTCATCAGGACACTCAAAGTGATTTTCACACTCTTTACAGTAATGGTGTTCCGAGTATCCCCAGTAGCGAGTTCTAACATCACAGGTGAAGGACTCACCTTCCTCATCAACTGTTAGCACTCCACCCTTGAAAGAGTAAGTGCCGTAGAAACCAGCCCCTTCATCATGGAAGCGGTAAGTCATTTCTAAAGACTTATGTTGTTTAGATAACTTCTCTAACACAAGGGGAATAGGACTCCACGCTGTCCAAAAAGAAGCATGAACAAATCCGTTTTCCCAATCGTTAGTTATCCACTCAAAGTCTGCTAAATCCCACTTGCTTCCCCAGTTCTCCGAGTTCCAGTTATACCAATTATCATCTTCTTTAGCAGGTCGCGGAATAATCTTGTGGCATGAGAACTCTCGTTCATCATGGCTTGGAGTTGCTTCCGATTTTGTTATTTCAACTTGCTTTAGAAGTTTGTGTAGTTGTTTTGAGTTACCAGTAATTGTTAGTGTGCTTATACAATGATTTGGCATAGTTCCTCCTATCTTTGTGGTGTTAGTGATAGCCCGTTGGCATTTATTGTGTTCATCTGCTCTGTAAGTTCTTTAGCAGTTAGTAAAAACTGTTCTTTTGCTTTGTCGTGATAGTGGTCAGGGATTTGAGCAAGGATTTCATCAGTTATGTGTTCATTATAGAAAGAATTGCCTTGAACCCTTAGGGTGTTGGCTTTTGTGAAACCTCTACCATACAAAGAGTGAATACCAACAGAGTCGTTCTTTCTATTTACCAAACTGTATTCAATTTTTTCTAAACGAAACTTACGAGTTTCACCTGTTGCCACAACTTCCCAATTATTAGTAGTGTTGTTGTAACCGCTTTGAAATACAGGAACATCTATAACTATTTGGTCGTAGTCAGACAAGATAGTTTCTATCCCGAAAGTTATTCCTTGCCATTTAGTTGTCGTTGTAGTTGTTTCTAGTTCTTTTGTAATCATGTGTTGCCTCCTTATTGTGGTCGGTTTTGTTCAAGAATAGTGTTATAGGCTTTTGATTTGCCTTTGCCTAATGGCTTGTATCCGTATCGTGTGAGACGGAAATTGATAGCACCAATGGTGATACCAAGTTCTTTAGAAAGTTGATACGCAGTTACTCCACGACCAATCTCCTCTGCTAATAGTTTTGTGTATTCCTCTGCTTCCTCACGAAACTTTGGGCTGTAACTACGAACCTTCTGTGCCAAAGGTTGAAGTTCTAATAACCTCTTTAGAACATCAGCGTTAGGCTCAACAACATCTTTTTCATAGACTTCACCAACAACAACTCTTGGCAACTTTGGAATTGGTAAATCCCAAACGCTTGCTAATACATCAGCGTCTTGTGCTTCTTTAGACCTTGTGTAATCAAGAACAGTTTGTCTGTGGCAAAGAAGTTCGTTAGCGATACTTTGTAGTGTCCAACTACCTTCTATAAGAAGTAAGCAGTAAGCCTTCTTTTGAGGCATAGCCAATCCCCTAAGAAGTTTGCCAACTTCGTAAGGCAAAGTCAGATTGGATTTCTGAACCCTGACTATCTCTTTCTTTTTCATGCGATAGGTAGAACCTCTTGAAGTCTTTACTAATTTGATTTCGGGTGTATCACTCATGTGTGTCTCCTAATAAGTATCTAGCAGGGGTAAGAGAGGGGTCGCCATTGAATTGTGAAGCGAAACTTGCTAACTCGCTATCGTTCTCTGCGATTTCAGAGAAGGCTTCCTCATCAGCGTTAGACCATAAAGAAGTGTCTAATAGACATAAATCTCTAGCGTCTCCGTAGTTGCCGTCTTGTCCTATGTAAAGAACATCATTGTCTGAATTGACTCCAACAATGCGAGCAAAGATTTGTTCCAGTTGTTCAGGATTGCTGTCGTAGTTGTTCTCCGAGAAGTCTGCCAAGATTTCTAAAGCAACTTGTTCAGGGTCTTGCTCATCAGGAACTCCGATAATCATGTGTGCGTATTTCATAGTGTTACTCCTCCCATAGTGTTTTATCAACAATTTCTAGTTCTTTATCCACAACTTCTTTTAGAAGTTCTGTAATGCTTTCCTCTAAACCTTCTCTTAGATTACTTATTAGAGCGTCTCCAACATCAGGTGTTTCATACTCCATGTCTGTTACATACTCCCAAGTTTCATCAAATAACTTAGTCATTTGTTCATCACTTAGTTTGTGTTCATGTTTCAAATCTTGTAACAGGTGTTCTACAAACTGATACCCAAGTTCTTTACTCCAATAAAGAACCAGTATGTGTTCGTTCTCGTCATACTCCTTTAGATTTTTTATCATGTTTTTTACTGTAGTCATAAGTTACTCCTCCCATAGTCCTTTATCGGTTTGGTCTAATACAGACTCAATCAAGCGGTGTTGGCATAGTTGTGAAACGGCACAATCAAGTGCTTCTTGTATTTCGTGATGAACGCAATCACCAAACTCTTGTGTTAGTTCATCAAAGCACTCATACCAGTTGTTGTGTGTGTAATCTAATTTGCGTTCAATCTCTAACGCTCTTTGAACAGAAGCGTCATTGACGAATTGTTCTTTCGGTAAATCATTTAGAGAATAAAATGTTTCGTATTCGTCTTTAGAAGTATCAGGTCTGTAAATAATCATAATCTCACCTACCGCACAGATACTTATTGTGTGATTTAGTTCTTTATTGGTAAGAGTTGCTACTTCACCTGAATACCAATTACTGTCTTGCTTATCGGGTGTTGGTGTAATTTCTATCCCGAAACCAAACTGTGAAGGAATACGAAATCCGTTTTTGTAATCCCACAACCAATCTGCTTCGTTATCAAAGTTATTCATTACGCCTCCCATAGTTCGTTATCGGTTTCTAAGTGAATACGCTTCTCGTATTCACCAGTAATAACATCTTTGATAACTTCCCAAAGGGCATTGAGTTCGTTATCGCAGTTTGCGACTTTACTTACAACATCTTGAAACATCTCATCAGTAACTTCGTAGTCCTCAACATCATCATAAGAGTTGTAAATAACATCATAGATTTCGCTCTTATCTAATAGCCCTGCGATAAGTGCTACTTGTTCATCACCTTTTGGATACCACTCTTTTAGTTGCTTTGAAAGTTCTTTAGCAGTTGGCATTAGTGATACCTCTTAGCGCAGGTAGAACCCATGCCACCAGCAACAGACTTCAATGCTGTAAGTGTTAGCCCACAATGAACGCAAGAGCCTGTCTGCCCACTTGCTTCTATTGCTTCATTGAGAGTTAGGCGGTCAGTATCTTTTAGTTCATACAGATACTTGTATGCGGTTCTGTTGTATTCCCATTTGTTTGTTTCAGGGTTGATTGAGAACACTTGCCAGTTGCCACTCTGCCGACCTTTGCGAACAGAATAAACAATTCCGTTGTAACGATACGCACCTGTTTCTGCGATTGTAATTGTCTTTGCGTATGGTGCGTTTTGTAGTTGCTCAATCCATACAGAAACTTCTTTAGCAGTTGAATTATCATTTAGCGATTGAAGCACGACATCTCCGCCAATACGATTGTTTGCTAAAGACTTTACATACTCTACTTGTCGCTCACTTGCTAGGCGTTCGTATTTATCCTCCGCCTTGATAAGTGTCTCAATGAGTTCTGTTCCCCATTGAACATTGACTTCATCAAAGTTGATAGCGGATACATCTATGTCGTGTTTCTTTTGTTCCAGTAACTTCTTTAGGAAGTTCTGTTGTGCTGTTGTAATTGTGCGAACCTTGTAAGTTCCATACTGATTACCTGCTTTAGAACCTGCTTGCTTATGTTTTGTTTGGGTGGTCATGGTGTTCCCTCTTTCTCTTAGCGGATTTTCTATCCCGAAACGATTTCGGTTTCTGTTACTGTGTTTATGTCTCGTTGTATCTTTTCTAGTTTTAGAAGTCTCTTTAGTCTGCGACCTTCACTACTTCTTACATCTTGTGTAGCCACAACCTCAAAGGAATACTGTGGGTAGTTCTTAGACATAGCCCTTTGCTTTCTAATTGCTAAGTCCTCTCGTCTATGAAAGGTTGCCCATGCTTGTCCGTTGTAAGTATCAGAGCCACCTTCTATAACAGCGTATGTATAGTCTGTATAACTAATACGAACAGCCTTACTACCTTTACTGTGTGTAGCAATTACACATCTTTCTTTTGGTTTTTCATAACCTTCATACATAGTTATCTCCCTTGTTTGATTACTTCGTCAATGTTCTTTAGACATGAGCCATAGCCAATAGCATTGGCATACGACTTATCAGTTCCTACATAACAAACATCTCTTGTTACATAAGCAATAAGTAGTCCTAGTAATAGTGAAGGAATAATTACTAGGACTACCCAACCTCTGCGAGTTAGATTATTCATGGTTACTCCTCATGTTGAAAGACTCATACATACCTACAACTTCTTTTACTTTTTTATCTGCGTCATTAGTTAGTTCATCTCTGATACCTTCTAAGATTTCTACAGGAACAAACGCGACTAAAGAAGTTAGGAATAAGTGTTCTACAACTTCCTCCTCTAGTTCAGGTTTGGTGAAGGACAAAGCAGATACACAAGTTTCTACTATGTCCTTCTTTAGCAAGTATTCCTCTATGTTTGCTAAGAAGTTCTTTTTTGTTTTTTGTTTGCGTAACTTATTTAGAAGTTTCATAAAGACACCGCCTCCTCTTTTACATTGTTTTTTATGTGAGCAAGTAAGTCACTAGCACTATGAGCAGAGCGAAAGAACCCTCCGTCATTGAGCCATGACTTATGCCGACCAAGTGCTTTGATTAGTAACGAGTATTGCTCATCTGAAATTGTGATTGTGTATTGTTTCATTACGCCACCTGTTCCTTTCCGTCATAAGCGAGTTCAATAAGAGTTTCCAAGTCTGATAACGAAAGTGTTGCTACGGCTGTCGTGTCCTCTCCATAACCTGTTGTATGAATAGTTACATTACCGCAACGCTTACCAACTAAATCTGTTACAGATTTTGGAATAGATACATTAGCGCGATTTACATACTCCTCTGCTTGTCGTCTAATTGCTTTTGCTTTTGCTTGTTTTGCTTCCTCAATGAGTTGTTGTTCTTGTTCCAGTTTGTTTTTGTCTGCCCAAATTGGTTCTAACTTAGACCACTCCTCAACAATGTCTGCTAGTCGTGCTGTCCAGTAGAAGTCATTACCATTTTTATCTACCGCTTTTACAACTACACCAACAGACCTATCACCTTGTTTTGCTAACACAAACTTAGTTTGGTCTTGGTATCTTTGTGAAGCCTGATACTCATACTTATCAAGAGAAATAATTGTTGCTTTCTCAACATCATTTTCTTTTACTGTTGCTGTCTTTCTAGCACTTGAATTGTTGTAACCCCATGAAGGAACAATTCCATAAACATTTCCGACTTTTAGTTCTGATAGTTTCATTTGTTGCCTCTTTTCTTTAGAAGGTTGGTTGTTGTTTTTTCTATCCCGAAGGTAATCATTAGTGAGTAACTAACTGTCGTGCGATAGATAGTCGCACTAAGTCCTTACCTAAAGCGAGAACATCTTTAGCACTACGAACATGAGACACTAACTCAAACTCATGTCGGTTCTCGTTTAGATACTCTTTAGGTAATTCGTAGTTAGCGATAAGTGCTTGGCAGGTTACAACACCTGCTCGCTTCATCTCTCTAACACTTTCCTCCGCAACTTTGCTTTGCCAAATCCCGTCAGTAATCATAAATAACAAACGGATTGGCTGTTCAGTTGTTGCTAATACATTTTGAGAATAAAGAAGTGCGTCAGTAGGGTCAGTTCCATAAGCAGTTCCAGCGTCACGAATTACTGTTCCTGCTTTGTCGTCAGCACCATAAAGAAGTCTTGGACTTCTATCGTCAAACAACACAACTGTTGTGCGAGCATTGACTTGTTCTAGTGCCTTCTTGATTGCCCACATAGATTGGTAAGCAGAAGTCGCGTTATCGCCTTCCATAGAACCTGAATAATCTAAACAGATTACGGCTTCTATAGAAGTTACATCATCACGACCACTTGACCACTCATCAAACAAAGTATCAAACTCACCACCATTGAGATAACGATTTACATTGAAGCGACCACTATCAACAAACTTATCCCAAGCAGGGTCATGCTTTGCTCGCAAGCGTTCTAGTTCTCTAGCAAACGCTTTAGAAACTAAGAACAAATCTTGTGGAACAGGTTTTGGTGTGTAGTCAATTTGCTGTGGTGTTTTTGTTTTGTTGCCTTCTAACAATGGAGAACCATTGACCTGAATAGATAGTCGGTCAAGTTCTTTAGAAAGTTCATCAACAATTTCATCAAGCAAATCAGTTATCTGTTCGTTGATAGCGTCAGGCTTGTTGTCGTCACCTTCACTACCAGTTCCCCATGAGTTGCCATTATCTTTTGGTGGTGTTGGTTGTGTGTCGTTGTAATCATCAAAGTCATAATCATCAACATCAACATCAACATCATCAAAGTTATCAGCAACATCAGGTGTATCAGACTTCTCTTTAGAAGGTTGATTAGAAGTTGTATCTGTTGTGTCCTGTGGTGTGTTATCAACATGAACATCTATAACAACATCAGGTTTTTTATTAGATACTTCTGCTTCATCTTGTTTGTCTTGCTTCTTTAGATTATCTCTGTCTTGACGCTGTTCCTCTTTAGAAGCAGGTCGTGAGTTGCTTGACTCAACACCTTGTGTTGGTCGTGTTGCGTGACCATGAGGGTCGTGAATACGCACTTGAACAATTACAGTTCCCTCATCATCACCTTTACCAGTTCCACTTCCAGTTGGTTGTTCAATGATTGGTAAGTTCTGTAACAAGTCGTGGTAACGAGCAATAAGTTCTTTAGCAACTTCTGTATCCTCAGGGAATAACAAAGTGCGGTAACTATCTACAACATCACACAACTCATCTATGTCCTCTTGTCGCAAATAGTTTTCTCTTGCGATTTTGCGTAACTCAACAGGTAAGTATCTACGACCACGAACAAGTGCGAACAAAGTTCCTAGTCCTTCGGGTTCTCTTACTAAGTAATCAAGAACAGTTGCGGTAAGCCAGTTAGCGATTGAAGGGAAGCGAGAAACTAACAAGCCCTCAATTCTCATGTCCTCTAACGCATTGAACGCTTGCCACTTATCGTTCTCAATAACCCAACGACAAATCTCCGAGCCGTTGCGTGGTGTGTAACGAACATGAGATAACTCATGGAAGTTCAAACCCTGTAGTGATAACAAAGATTGTGCGTCAAACTCATCACGCACTTTGTCTAAGTTGAACCACACATCACTAGCACTAGACCAAGCAGGTGCGTTCTTGTGTGGCTCACTTACAACATGAACAGCGATTGGTCGTGAAGTAAGAACAGAGTTAGCACGACTAAACACCTGTGCTAATCGTTGTAAGCGGTCACGCTTTCTGTTTGCTAATTCAGTTTCTATAGAAGTTTGTTCGTGTAATACATTGGGCATAACGCTAGTCATTTGTTACCTTTCGTAGTAGCGGATTGTTTTTTTCTATCCCGAATAAGTGCTTACGCATTTAGAAGTTCTGCTTCATCTTGTTGTTCAACAACAATGTTCTCAACAGCAAATCCAAGTTCAGACATAATGTTGTAACGCTTTGCTTCTAACAACAAAGCAACAGAGCCACGCTCATCATCAGCAAAGTTATTGAGTAAGTTCTGAACAGCAAACTCATAACCAAGACCACACAACTCAACAAAGTTCTTTAGAAGTCTTGTTGATAGTGGTGTCTCATACAAACCTTGTAATGCGTCTGCTCGCATTGAAGCAAACAACTCCAACAAAGTTTTAGAAGGAATAAACTTCTTTTCAATGTTTATGTCGTATTCAAACTGTAACTTGAAAGTAAAGCGGTCAAGGAACGCTTCGTTCATGCGATTAGTTCCGCGATAGCCGTTGTTGTAAGAAAGAATTACAAGGAGATTAGGGTGTGCTGTAATAATCTCGCCCTTCTTATCAAGCAAAGTAAGAATACGATTATCGTCAAACGCATTGTGAAGTGATGAAGCAATTTTAGGAGGTAAGAAGTTACCTTCGTCAATAACTAATACACCACCTGTTTTCCACATCTGCGTAATAACTCCGTCTTGCCATGTTGGTTTGCCTTCATCACTAATAATAACTTTGCCGAATAGTTGTGAGTATTCAGCACCAACTGATGATGAGAAAGAATAGAAAGGAAGGTTGCGAATAAACGCATAGTGTTTAGCAGAAGTTGTTTTACCTGTTCCTGCTTCACCTTCTATAGCAACATTTTTCTTGTGAGTGATTGCGTAATCGTAAATAGTTACTTCATTTACATCAGCAAAGTTGCGTGTTACATAACCAGCAACACTTTCAGGTTTTGGAATTAGAGCAACATAATCGCCTGTAACTTCTGTAGCAATTACATTTGCTAGTGGTGTAACAACAGGTGTGCGAACAATAGTTATTGGCATTTGTGTTGGTGTTGGTGTGCTGTTAGTAATAGCAGACTTATCACTTCTGCCGTCACTACGATACTTTGATAATTTGTTTGGGTCTGTAGTAATCAAACTCTCCACTTCACTAATTGCGTCACCTAACAAACGATTAGTAATCGTCTTGTGTCGCAAACCGAATTGCTTTGTTAGTTTCTGAATAAGAATTGTTGGTCGGTCATTGTTCTCTAGTGCTAGTTCGTCAATAGGACTTAGTGGTGACGAAAGTATTTCGCCAACGATTGCTTCATTAGCAAACTGTGTTGCTTGTAAATCAAGCCATGTTGTATCTGACCATGCGTTGCTCTCACCGCGACCACCATTTGTTGTGCGTGTCCATACACGAACATCATCACTTGATAGTGCGACAACTAAGTTCTGTCGTTGTGTTGATACTTGATTTGTTTGTGAAGTAATAAGGATTGAATACATAGTTAGTTAGCCTCTTTCGTTGTTGTTGTTAGCGGATTGTTTTTTTCTACCCCGAACACATCTAGTGTTTCTTGTAGTGCGTCTGTTGCTGTTAGTAAGTTGTAAGCGGATAGTTCATAAGCAAGTGCTTCACGCTCTCGCTTACTACGATTTGTTTTTGGAATTGCGTAACAATGCTCGCAATTAGTTTCTACACACTTTGTTCGCAAGTGTGTTGATTGTTCTAAAGAAGTTAGATACTTATACTTTTTATCTTTGTATGTTTTACTCATGAGATTAGTTAGTCCAACTTTCTAATCGTAATTGGTCAATACAGTTGTAAGCGGATACTTCTTTTTCATTACGGAACGAAACATGGGGAGGTAATTGAATAAGTGTTTCGCCTTCATCATCATTTACTAATTGAATTGCTTTTACAGCAACATCAACCATGAATTGTGGAACAGGTGGATAACAATTAGCAGAGAAGTGAATTGAGATTTGTTGTTCTAAAGAAGTTACAAACTCACCGCTTGCTAAATCATTTGCGAAGTTACTACCCATAATTACTTACCTCCGATTAGTTGTTGTAGTTGTTTAGTGCGTGTTACTAATTGTGTGAAGTGTGCGTTTGTATCATCAACGAGTATCTCTATTTCATCATCAACACGAATTGTTATAGACACTATTTGTTTTCCTTATCTGTTGTAGTTGGGTGTGAGCAATAGTCGTTGATAACTAAACGACCACATACAGAACAATTATTGAAAGTAACTTCTTTAGACATTAGTTATTCTCCTCAATGCGATTGCCGTTCTCATCAACATAAACAACAGTTAGTGGAACGCAAGCAAACTCTGTAGCAAACAACATACGAAACTGATTTGGTTCAAGTTCCATAGCAAGGAGATGAACAAGTCGTTCAACATTATCTGTTTTACGAAACACAGCGATTGTGTTTTCAATGTCGCGTGTATTGTTTTCGTAATTGCGTTCTGCTTTTGTTTTGCGTTGTGTTGTTGTAGCCATGTCGTATTACCTTTCGTTAGCGGATTGAGTTTGTGTAGAGATAACTACACACCACCACACTCTGTAGGTTGGTGATACAGAGTGTGATAGTGCGTATTTATTATTGACGCGAAGTAAATTAGTAATAGTTGAATAACATCTACTTACAACAAGGTCGGAAGTAATAAACCTTGAACGCATAATCTCTAAAGAAGTTTGTTTAGTAAGTTGTCGCATACACAGGCGAACAGTTTTACAAACTAATCGGAGATTATTTTTACTTGAAGTAAGTAGCAACTACTATCAGAGAAAGTGTCTGACCACTACGCAAGAGCCAAAGGTGTTTGCCAAACAGTTAGTCATTGGAAGTAGTTTGTATTCATAAAGAAGTTATGCGTTACTTTTTATTAGTAACAACTAATTTATTTACGGAGAAGTTATTTTTATTTTATTTATTTTATTTACACGACACACAATGTCGTTGGTATAAATAAAAATAGAAATAACTTTCTACTTTTTCTCACCGAGTCCATTTTCAGGAGGGGCACTTGCGTGGGCTAAGTATGGCATGACCTGAAGTCAATTATCAACTTGGGGTAAATCAAGCGTGTTATGAGCGTGGATTGGGTGTCGGAATACCTAGTCGCACCGCAATAAATCCGAGAACCCGTAGAGCCAAAGATTTGGACAATAAATAAAAATAAATAGTTGTTTATTTATCTATAGAAGTTTATTTACTAATAAATAAATAACATCATCACTCACAGTTCCAGAAGATGAAACATCAAATAAATAAGTAATACATAACTTCTTTAGACGATTACTTACAACAACTAATAACTGTATTACTTTACTTATTGTTTATTGGGTGGGGTCTAAGGGGCGAAGCCCCTTTAGTAATAAACAATGATTGTTATTAGTAATAGATAGAGAGAGTAATAGAGAGAGATAGATAGTTGTTATCACTATGTATTTAGTATGTGATTACACAAGGTAAATTGTTAGTGATTAGTAATAGTTATTTAGTTAGTTAGTTATGTGTGTATGTGTTGTTGTGTAGTTAGTATCTGATAACAACTAGGTAAGTGTGTCTGTAGGCTGGTGTTAGTTACACAAGCCATCACGATTGAAATACAGTAGCCAAATAACACGCTATCTAAACCGCTATCAAACTATTTATTTATAGTTGTTACACGCACAGATAGAACACAAACAACTTGTTTCATAAAGAAGTTGTGAGTGTAATCGTGTGTAAATAAGCGTGACCCCCCCACCATTAGTCGGAAATCGCCACAGGTCTTGCCAGGTCAGAAGCATGATTGAGGTACCAGGAGTTAGGCAGTAGCCAAAAAGTGAATAAGGACTGCTAGGGTGCAGATATGTGGAAATACTCATTAACTGTTGAAGAAGAGGCTACGGTGGCTAAGGTGGGCTGGGAACGCCAATTGCCTTACCTAGGACGACCAGAAGCCAATATGAATTATTCGGAAGGGGATGCCTGGGAGTCACTACAACACATGATTTGTGCTGGTTCAGAACTTGCTTTTGCAAGGATGCTAGGTCTTAAAGACTTCGTACCTCATGTTAACAAGTGGAAGACTGAACTGGATGTACCAGGATTCGGTGAAGTCAGGTATGCCTTCCCGCCAGACTTCCCTAAGTATAGTGATGTGGTTCGTGGACTGCGAATGACCAAGGCTGATGATGATGATTTGAAATATGTCTTGCTGGCAGGTGGACTAGGTAGAAAAGTTAAAAGGACTGCTCCAGAGTGGGTCTCTCCTCCTTACATGGCTGTCGGATGGATGTACGGTCACGAGGTCAAGAAGCCACAGTGGTCATTTAACGAGAATACCTTCTATGCTCCACGTGAGGCTCTGCATCCCATGGAGACAATCGGTAGTCCGCAACAATTTTCACATAGGGCTTGCTAGGCAGTAGCCGATAGGTGTACCTTATAGCCATGTACGCATTTGGATTAGAACTACGAAGAGACCGACGTGTTAAGCCTGAACGTATGGTCCTAGTCTCCTGCGGTCGATGCGGTCGAGGTTACCAAGTATCAAGAAAGAACATCAGAGTGGCTAACTACTGCTCATCTTGCTAAAGTAGTCCTGCAGCGTGGAGCCACATCGTGTGCGAACCGTCTGCCTTCCTTGGGTCACGAAGTCAAACTTATTCACAGATAGCCTCCTAGTGCACATAGGGGGCTATTTGGTTTTATAGGCTTCGGGCGTTTCGAGGTGTAGGCTTTCTGTATGACACACGATGAATTGCTTGCAGATATAAACAAGGAGATAGATGAAAAAGCATTTGTTCCAGAAAGATATTATCCAATCAGATATTTACAGGCCCTTCGTGCAGTCGTAGAGTTGCATAGGTCACAACCAATAACCCTACCCAATGGCGACTGGGGTATGAATTGCATATTGTGTGATGGCTATTATTATCCTTGTTATACAATAGACACCATAGACAAAGAATTGGTCTGAGAAATGGAAAAAATGCGTT